TTATGATTTAGTAATTATTGGCGGAGGCATCTCAGGTATTTACACTTTATATAAATTGTCTAGCAAGTATCCACATCTAAAAATTCTATTATTAGAATCAGGAGAGCGCTATGGTGGGCGAATATATTCTTATAAAGAAACTATAGATGGCGAAGAATATGTTATGGATTTGGGGGCAGGACGACTAGGACATCATCATACACTTATAAATAATTTAATAAATGAACTTGGTCTAAAACCTAAAATTATTGATATACCCAATACTAAAACATATATAGAAATATCAGAAAATAATAAAGTGCATAATAAAACTCACGTCAAAGACACTATTATGATTAAATTATATAACTTTTTTCTTAGCCCGCTGGTTTCCAAATTAGGCAAGTCAGCACTACAAAAATTTTATTTGAGTGAATTAATAAAAAAATATGTGTCACTTTCATTTTTTCAAAAAGTGGCTTCTGTTTTTGAATATTCTTCAGATTTAAATGAATTTAATGCTTATGATGCTATTGAATATTTTAAACATGATTATAATAATGAAACAAAGTTTTTTACATTGTATGGGGGCCTAGAGCAAATAATAGAGAATATGTTGGATCTTATTAAAAAAACAAAATCTTATAAATCAAAAAATATAACACTATTAAATCTCTCAAATGTTGAAAATATAATTACAAAAAATAATAATTTATTTAAAATAGTAATAAATAATTATAGTAAATCAAAAGTTTATAATGTACATTCTAAATATGTAATTTGTGCGCTACCCAAACAAAGTTTGGAAAAATTTGATTTATTTAAACCTATTTTGAGAGATTTAAATTCAATAAATTCTATAAATTTACTAAGAATATTTGAAATTTATAATAAAACAAACGAGGAAGTTTGGTTTAAAAATATTGAAAAAACAATTACAAATAGTGAGGTTCAATTTGTAATTCCTATTAATCCAAATAATGGTCTAATTATGTCTAGTTATAGCGATTGTGCTAATGCGAGATTTTGGAACTTGTTGCGTGCCAAAAAAGGAATCCAGTTTGTTAAAAACAAACTAAATATAAAATTAAATCAACTGTTTAGTATTTATAGCATAAAAGTTCCGCAAAGTAAATATATTAAAATGTATTTTTGGGATGCTGGTGTGGCATGTTGGAAAAAAAATGTGGACTCCGATAATTTAAGTTCAAAATTATTAAATCCTTGCCCAAATGTTTTTATTATTGGAGAGAATTATTCTAAATACCAAGCGTGGTGTGAAGGGGCATTAATGACATCTGAAAATTGTATTTCCAAGTTGACTAATACACTAATAACAACTAAGGCTTTAAAACACACGCACAAATTGGGCGGTAAAAAAGGCAAATACAATAAAAAAATGTTTACATTAGACGAAGTAAAAAAACATAATACAAAAAAGGATGCTTGGACAATAATTGAAAATAAGGTTTATAATATTAGTTCGTGGATTCCAAAACATCCAGGAGGAGAGATTATTTTGCAAGCACTTGGAAAAGATGCCACACAACTTTTTTTAACTAACGGCCATCCAAGTTACGTAAAAAAAACTATTTTACCAAAATATTATATAGGAAATCTTAAAAAATAATATAGTTTTTATATAAAATATAAAAACTATAATGGGAATACTAAATTTGCCAATGAAGTATGTCAATATATTACACATTTTAGTTATAGGTGCGTCATTGGTTTATATTGGTTATTTTCAAAATAAGTCAGCAAAACCAATATATTATTTATTAGGATTATTGGGGTTAGCAATAGTATTATTTGTTCCACTTCCTAAGTTAGACTTTACAAATATGAGAAATTTACTTTACATTGCTCACTATATACTATTTATTCCGGGATTTTTAGCATTAGCCTATTTTGGATTACAACAAAAACTAAGTAAAGAAACATATATTACATTAGGGTTTATTGGACTATTTATTATTATTTATCATTTGTATAAATTAATAGTGCGAATTAGCTAATCAATATTTTCTTACCATTTTTATAATATTATTATGTTAATATATTATATTATTATGTTAATATATTATATTATTATAATAATATGCCAGGAACACAAAGACTTAATACAATAAATATAAGAAGAGGAGAGTTAGAAACACGAAGAAGAGAATTAGAAGAACGTTTAATACCGTTAAGATTACGAATAACTGACCTTACTAATGCTGTAATCTTAGCACGTAATCGCGTAAATACTGATTGGAACCGATCTCAACGCGCACGAATTGAAGCACATGATCGAGAAATTCTTATAACTAGAGGCTTGACGCAAAGTAATTTAGGAATTGCAATTAGAGAAGAAGAGCATAAAAGAAGACAACACTATGAGAATAATACTATGGAAAGTGATGCTTTTAGACAAGCCACAGCAAGACTCACAAAACTTAATAAAAGAAGGGAAAATAAAAGACGTAGTCAATTAAATGCTTTAAGAGAAGAAATAGAAAGAACTGAAAGAGAGTTTATTGCTTCAAGAGACGCACATGCTTTACTAAAGAGTGAATTAGATTCTTTAAATTATACACTAAGCCAATTAGAAACTGCTCTTAGTGCTGTAGTTGCCGAAGAAGCCAGGTTAAATTTAGGACGCGGTAGAAAAAGACAACGTCGTTCTACATATAAAAAAGACAAAAAAGGCAAAAACACACAAAAAGAAGACATTAAAAACTAGAAAAATAAAGCTAAAAAATATTAATATAATATAATATGTCTACTATTAATCAAAATACTATTAGAACTCCTAGATTGCGTTTAAGATCTGCTAGTCAAAGACAAAATACACCAAGTGCATTAGCGCAACGAACACAGACTTTAGAAACGCGAAGAACTATTTTAGGAAATACAATTATAGAATTAGAAGCTGATTTAAGACAACAACGCGGAGCACTAGATGCATTAACTATTGAAGTTGACCATGCATTAAGACGCAGAGATGACGAGGGCTACCGCTATGAAAGGTTGAGAGAAGAACGTGATAATTTAAGATACACACTTCTTACGAATTTTAATCAGTCCGACTTAGGAATGGAATATAAGGAATTTAAGAGATGGTGGTATGAGCACGTAAATAATGAAGATGAAAACACAGAAGACGCAAATTATTATGATAATCGTAAAGCAAGATTTGATCAAGTTAGTGCTCTTTTTGATGAGCTAATGGATACAGGTCTTGCTCCTATTATAGAACAAAAAGCACTAGCACGCGAAACATACAGATTAGCAAGCGAGCATCATTATAGTTTATATCAACAACAACAAAGTTTAATGAGGATAGTAAGCGAGCTTGAGCGTAGACTTACAAGAGCACGTATTCGCGATAGAGCGCTAAATCGGGCACACGGTAAAAGACAACGTCGCTCTACATATAAAAGAGGCAAAAAACGTAAATACTAATGTAAAATCAAAATAAAATCAAAATAAAATCAAAAATAAAATCTTATAATATTTAATATTATAACATTTAATATTATATATAATATGTCTCCTATATCAGAAGAATATAGACTAGTAATAGGCTTGAAACCAAAACTACTTGCTATTCGAGACGCAGCAAACGGAACTGTTTCAGCATATTTAGCACATCCAAGTTTATTTGCCTTGAATTTATTTGTTAAACAAATAAATAAAGATTTAAATGATTTTAGAGATACTTTTACTATAATTGGGCACCTGCTACAAGACAACACTAATGATAGAATTAAAGAAGCTTTAGTAGAAATGACTATGTATAATTTTCATATATTTTCACAAAGAGAAAAATTTGCATGGATTGATAGAGAACCTATTCAACCTGCTGATGTGAACACTATAATAGCTAGTTTAAGAAATATATCTTCAATGATTGATACATTTGCTCTTACAGGTATTGATAATTTTGCGCAAAGTATTGAACGAAGAGATAATCCCAGGGCATACAATCTTTCGCGTTCTAGTAGTCGCTCTAGTAGCTCAAGTTCTAGTCCTCGCTATCATAGTCCCATTGTGTCTATGTCTAATCGTTCTGAGCCGCCGCCTGTTCAACGTCAAAATGTTTCACCATTAAATTTAGAAGACATAACTCGTCCTTTATCCGGACTTGATATTCTGGCTGCCGCAGCAGCAAATGCTTCTGGAAAAAAATATCGCAAAACAAAAGTAAAAAGAAGAAGAAACATAAAAGCAACACATAGAAGACCATTAGTTAGAGCTAATTCAAGAAAACATAGAAAATAAAGATAAAAACAAAAAATAACTTAAAATTTGCTTATAAGCAAATTATCTCCATTTGGGATATCCAGGTGGTCTAAATCTTGTTGTATATGTCATTCTTGGCATATCCCATCCTGGGTGTGCTTCTCTACGAAATTCACTATAATTAGTAAAACCACGAGGTAGGTCATCTAATGCGTTTCTTTCTATGCGTGATAATAAACCTTCAATTTGCGCAATAGACCACTTGGTATGATACGCTTCTAATTCTAAATCTTCAAGAACCGGATCTGTATTATGTCTACCCCTACTGCGTGTTCTATTTGAAGGAGCATCTGCGTCCGACATTTTTAATTGTTTTATTAACGCTTCTTGATCACCTAATATTTTTTTATTAAGTACAAGTGCTTCTCTCAAACGACGTTCATAATCTGCTTTATCTGCTCTATGTATTGCTCCTATCACACCTCTTTTAGGTAAATGTGAAAGTATTCTTGACACAACTGATGGTTTTTTATTGGGATCAGATGGATGAACGGGTTCAACAAATTCTCTATTATATGTATTTAAACTTACTTGATTTAACATTTTAGAGAGATAAGCCGGAACCATCTGCTCATAACCTTTGGCTCGCCTTCTAGATTTCTGTTTTTTTGCTAAATTTCTCCGTTGTCCAACTTTTCTTGTTTTTGCCATATTATAATATATTATAATATTTTAATAAATTTATAATAAAATTGTATTATTCTAATACATTATAAAACCACTTGCTAAAATAAAACTTTTCATAAGGTTGTGATCCATTTTTAATTAATTCATTATAATTATATTGTCTATCATAGTCATTAGAACCACCATCAAGTCTATAAAATAATAGATGATTGGTCAAATCACAACTCAAAACAGTAATATATCCCATACCATCATATTTATATCCAATATCAAACACATTACTTTGTCCCTTAGCACAAATTACTTTATAGCGTTCTAATGCTTCGTTTAAACTCATAATAGTCCATTGTCCATAATAAATTTCTCTTTTTTGATGTCCTAAAATTTGATATAACATTTTAATATTGTTATTTAACCCTTCTGGAATTTGTGCATCAACAAATAAATTATTAAATTGTTGAAATGCTTGTCTATTATTAATGTTCCAAAAAAAGGCTTCTCTTGATGATACATAATCAATACTTGAAATAGTTGCTTTTTCTAATAGTGCTAATATTTTGTTAATTTGCTTCGATTTTTTAGCAGTTAAATTTGACATTATTGTTTATAAATACTAATTATAAATAATAAATACTTTTAATCAATTTTTTTTAAAAGCAATAAGTTGTTTTCTAATTGCTTTGTAAATTTGAACTTTTCACTATTTTTTCTGCGTCTTTGTAAATTACATTTTAAACAACATATTATTGTATTAGCATTGCTATGTTCATCATAATTATTTATTCTATCAAGAGTCCATTGGTAATTAGTTCTCGCATTTTTAAATAATACTAATGTTTTGTTATTACAATAATAACATCTCATATTGCAAGCAACTAATTTTTCTATAATATTTTCTAATGTTATAAAATTATCATAGGCATCATATGTTTTTTTTCTGTCTTGTTGCTTATATGAGTCCAACTTATTTTTTAATGCTTGAATAAAATATTTTTTTTCATCAAACACTACACCATCGAACAATTTATGTAAGCATAATAATTGCTCTTCATAATTATCATACATATGAATTATAGTAGCACTTATGTCTGTAACACTTGTTTCTGAATCGACTAGAGATGTTTTAAGTTTATTTAATAATTGTAAATATGATTTTTTTTCACTTATTGAATTACTATTAACAATTGTTTTATTTTCTTCAACATTTTCTATTTTCTTATAATTAGATTTTTTAGACAATTTACACAATATTATTTTGCTCATTAACCAAATATATGTTAGTATTATTTTATATTTTATTTTTAATATATTAATATATGATTATTATATAAAATTATAACTTTATTAAATATAATAAAATATAAATGTTAGAATTAAAAGAAGAAATTAACAATACTGAAACAAGTAATAGTGATATAAGTAATACATTAGATGAAATTATACAGGAAAAATCAAATTCAAAAAATAACTTATCAGTCAAAAACAATAAAGAAAAAACTGATTATTGTAAAGAATTAAAAAATATTGCTTATAAAACAATGTTACTCAATGGACATGAAATAGTTCCCGATGTAAATAATACTAACAATAATACTTTATCAAAATACTTAGAAGATGAAACATGTGCCAATCAAAAAGAGAATTGGAGCAAACTAGATAAAACACAAAAAGTAAAAAAATTAATAAACCATGTAGAATTATTAGAAAAGAAATTTACATTAAGCGAGGATGAAGTAAGTAAATGTAAAAAATATTTGTTAAAATGTTTGGAACGCAAGGCATTAACAAAGGTAAAAGATGTTCATTATGATAAAGAAAAAGGTATTATTACTACTATTCCAAATTTGCATTTTGATATTAGTAACAGAGTTTTTGCTTTGAAAAAAGATGACAAACATATATCAACAGTAAAGTGCTTACCACAAGAAAATAAATCAAAAACCAGAACTATTAAAATATTTGAATAATAATGATAGTAATGAATTATGCAAGTAATGAATTATGCAAGTAATGAATTATGCAAGTTATGAATTTTATAAAAATTGATAACTTATTATTAAACTTATTTAATAATAAATTATTAATATTAATAAATAATGAACTCTTTAAATTATATTAATTATTTTGCTTATTTAATTAATAAATTCAAAATAGGATCCTTATTAAATTTAAAAAACAAAGAAATAGTAACAAATTATTCGCAATTTTTGATAAGCACTATTGAGCATATGCTAGATTACATTAATTCCGAATTATTGCAGTTAATGTATTATGATCTATATGAAGAAATAGTCATGATTATTTATGACATATTAGTTGTTCAATATATTGAGACTAACTTATTAAGAAAATTATTTAATATTGGTGCAAATGAAGCAAATAAATTATTGCATTTAACTATTAAATTATGTCAAAACATAGTATTTAAATTTTATATACCAAAAAGGTCCTATAAAAAAACATATGTGAGAAAAATTAATTTAAATAAAGATTCGGTTAGTTTTAATAAAATAAAGACACAACTTGCATATTTAAAAAATATTCCACAACCAGAACAAAGAAGTAATGAATGGTATATTTTTAGAAATTCAGCACTTACAGCATCTAATATATACAAAATTTTTATAAGTGATTATAGTCAATCTCAATTAATTATTGAAAAATCAGAACCATTAGATGTGGCTAAATTTAAAAATAATAATTTAAATTCACCAATGCATCACGGACAAAAATATGAACCAGTTTCTATTTTGTATTATGAATTTATTAATAACACACGCGTATCAGAATTTGGTTGTATCAAACATAATAAATATAGTTATATTGCTGCATCACCAGATGGTATTGTTTGTGATGAAAATAGTGTGCTTTATGGAAGAATGCTTGAAATTAAAAATGTATTTTCAAGAGAAATCGATGGAATACCTAAACCAGAATATTGGATACAAATGCAATTGCAAATGGAGGTGTGTGATTTAAATGAGTGCGACTTTTTAGAAACCAAGTTTACAGAATATTTATCACAAGAAGATTATTTAGAGGATATTTCTAACCATCATCGTAGTTTTATTATGCAATTTTGCAGTGAAAATGGTGATGTATATTATGAATATCCTCCATTTGCTATGAGCAAAATTGATACTAAAGAATATGAAACTTGGACTCAAGCACAACTCACAAAAAATAGTAATAAAACATATGTAAGAAATATTTATTGGAAATTAGAAGTAATCAGTTGTGTATTAGTATTAAGGAATAAATTATGGTTTAAAAATGTTCAACCAGCTATTGAAATATTTTGGAATAACTTAATTGATGAAAAAGAATCGGGTAATTATATTGAGCGCATAAATAAAAAACAAAAAATGAAATATGAAGAAACTAAAGAAAAAAGTGATTTTCCAAATGCTGGATGTTTAATTAAAATGTAAAAATATATGATGTAAAAATATATGATGTAAAAATATAATATATTATTTTCATTTAAAATTAACTTATTAATATTATTAGTTATAAATTAATTATGAGAAATACTAAAACTAATGATTTAGATATGTATGTGCTTAAGCGCAATGGAAAAAGAGAGGCCATTTCTTTTGATAAAATTTTAAAACGGATTAAATCATTAGGTAAGCATTTTAATTTGCAGCATATTATTTTTGCTCAACTAGCAATAAAAGTAATTGACCAGCTATATGATAATATTCAAACTACTAAGATTGATGAACTAACTGCTGAACAATGTGCTTCAATGTCGTCAATTCATCCTGATTATACAAAATTAGCAAGTGCTATTGTTGTATCTAATTTACATAAAAATACAAGTAATTGTTATTATGAAACTACAAAAAAATTATATGATTATAGGGATAGCAACAATAACAGTTTTAGATTAATTAAAACTTCTATAATGGAAATTATAGAAGCACATAAAGATAGCATTAATGCAATGATTGATTATGAACGAGACTATTTTTTTGATTATTTTGGGTTTAAAACATTAGAGCGCGCTTATTTAATGCGTTGTAATAAAACAATAGTAGAACGCCCCCAACATTTAATTATGCGCGTGGCAATTACAATTCATGGTTCTAATATGGAAAAAGTAAAAGAAACATATGACTTAATGTCTCAAAAATATTTTATTCATGCCACGCCAACATTATTTAATGCCGGAACTCCACGGCCACAACTAAGTTCTTGCTATTTACTCGGCATGGAAGACGACTCGATTGAAGGCATCTTTAATACTCTAAAAGAATGCGCACAAATTTCTAAGTGGGCGGGAGGTATTGGATTACACGTTCATAATATTCGCGCAAATGGGTCTTATATTAGAGGAACAAATGGAACTTCAAATGGACTTATTCCGATGTTGGGTGTATTTAATAAAACAGCGCGCTATGTTGATCAGGGTGGAAAACGTAATGGAAGTTTTGCAATTTATATTGAACCACATCATCCAGATATCGAAGATTTCTTAGATTTAAAGAAAAATCACGGAGATGAAGAAAGCAAATGCCGAGATTTATTTTATGCCCTATGGATTAGCGACCTTTTTATGGAGCGAGTTATGGGTAATAAAATTTGGAGTTTATTTTGCCCAGATAAATGCCCAGGATTAAGTGATTGCCATAGCGATGCTTATAGAGAATTATATTTAAAATATGAAAATGATGGAAAATTTAACAAGCAAATTAATGCTCGTGATTTATGGATTAAAATTTTAGATTCGCAAGTAGAAACAGGAACACCTTATATTTTATATAAAGATGCTGCAAACAATAAATCTAATCAAAAAAATCTTGGAACTATTAAAAGTTCGAATTTATGTACAGAAATTATTGAATATTCTGATTCAAAAGAAACAGCAGTATGCAATTTAGCGTCATTAGGTTTGACAATGTTTGTTAAAGAAGATAAGACTTTTGATTATGACAAATTATACGAGGTAACACAAGTTGTTACTAATAATTTAAACAATGTAATTGATATTAATTATTATCCTACTCCCAAAACTATGAGGTCTAATTTTAAACATCGTCCTATTGGTATTGGAGTTCAAGGATTAGCAGATGTTTTTTTTAAAATGGACTTACCTTTCATTTCAGAGCAAGCAAAAGAAATAAATATCAAAATATTTGAAACAATATATTATGCATCTTTAGAAAAAAGTATGTTATTAGCCAAAGAACGGTTTAAAGCAATGAAATTTTTGAAACAGCAATATGAACTAAATAATTGGACTTTTATTTCAGATGAAGACGAATGTAGAGAATATAATATTTATAATATGACAGATGCTTCAATTTTAGCATCAATTAGCAATGATAAAATAATTGATGAGGCTTTAAAAACGGTTAATCCAATTAAAGCAGAAATTGAAAATCTAGATTTTACATATTGTGGAGCATATAGTTCTTTTAAAGGTTCTCCGGCAAGTTTTGGACAACTCCAATTTGATTTATGGAATGTAACTCCCACACCTGGTCGCTATGATTGGGCATCTTTAAAGGAAAATATTATGACTTATGGAATTCGCAATAGTTTGCTAGTTGCCCCAATGCCAACCGCAAGCACAAGTCAAATTTTAGGTAATAATGAATGTTTTGAACCAATTACTAGCAATATTTACAGTAGAAAAACTTTGGCAGGCGATTTTGTATTAGTAAATAAATATTTAGTAGAAGAGTTATTAAAATTAGGATTATGGAATGAAGAATTGAAAAATAGCATTATTGCTAATAAAGGCAGTGTTAGTCATATTCAAAATTTATCACCACATTTAAAAGAAAAATACAAAATAGTATGGGAAATGCCTATGAAAGAAATTATTAATATGTCTAAAGATAGAGGTGCGTTTATTTGTCAATCACAAAGTTTGAATTTGTGGATTGAAGACCCTGATTCAAAAATACTTACAAATATGCATTTTTATAGTTGGAAAGCAGGTCTTAAAACTGGAATATATTATTTACGCAGAAAAGCAAGGCATCAAGCACAACAATTTACTATTGAACCTAAGAAAAAGAGCGATACTAATGAAGAGGAAGAAGAAGAAAAAAAAGACTGCTTAATGTGTAGCGGATAGATGAAGAAACTTATTTTTATTTTATTCAAAAATAATTTATAATAAAATAAAAAATAGCATTATATTATAGCATTATATTGATTTAGTTGCGCGTTTAAAAGAGCGTTTAGAGTTTCTTTTTGTTTTCTTTGGCGTAAAAGACCGTGTTTTTTTTATGTCTTTAATAAGAATCATCCATTTTGGATCATAATTATATATTTCTTTTAGAAGTTTATTTAAAAATGTAAAGCTTTGATTTATCGATGCTATAATAGTTTTATTTATACTAATTTTATAATAATGTAATTTGACTAACAATTTATTTAATTTATGTACGTAATATTCTAATACCATTAGCGGAGAAATAGTAATAGTTTCTGGTATTTTTTTAGCAGACTCGTCGGTTTCCCAGTGCTCATTAAATGTTTCTTCTACATCTTCACTGGCTATTTTTTCTATTAAGTCTTCATCTATTATAATATCTAATACAGAGGATACTGGTTTAGGATTAGTATCTCCTAGTAATCTTCTAATTTTTAATAATGCATATGTAGCTATTATTGAAGTATTTTGAATACACCGCACTGCTTTATAAGAAGGCAATAAAATATTATTAATAATTGCATTAATTTTTAATTCTTTTGCTGGCGAACCTCCTACATTTAATCTAAATTTCATTATTAAAAAATGATAATCTATTACAAAAAGATTATCAGCAAGCAAGTCTGATTTAAATCTATTTATTCCAATGTCTTCCATAATTCTGTCTCTATTTTTACCTTCTCTTTGTTCAACAAAATCTCTCATAATAGTTTTAATAAAATTTAGTGCGCGAGCATATTCTATAGTTGGTTCTCGTGGTAGTGTAGTTTTTGCCCTATTTACATAACCTTCTGGTAGCTTTAAAGCATTTATTTCAGAATGTATTAAAGACATACTATAATATACTATAATATAATATAATATAATATTATTTTACAAAATTAAAAATTGAATTCATATTTTGTTAAATTATTATTTATTAAAATATAAAATGGAAATAAAAACCAAAAGTTTTATTAAAAAATATTCAAGAGAAAAAAGAATAAATATGTTATATAAAATTATTCATTGGAAACAAATTGATAATGCTATTAAAAAGTGTAAAATAAAAAAAGGAGCTAATTTATATGCTCTCGAATATTTAAAATTAAATTTATGTAAATATGTAAGAATTAAAGATGTTCAAGAATATTGTAGCACTAGACATAAACAAGAAACAGGAAGTCCATTAGGAGACCCACCAAGAGCATTTGAAATATTAAGAAAAGATAAATTACCTTTAGAATGGACTGAATTACATTATAAAAAGAATAAATATGTTAAATATACTCCACACATAAAAGACAAAATCAGCAAAGAAATAATAAATAATAATAAACATAAAAGTGATAGTTTTGCTAAAAAAATTATTGAAGAAAAATTATTATTGTCAAATTTTAAATGTTGCATTACAGGAATACCACAAGATAATGGAGGTTTAGCCGCGGATCATTTTGTCCCAAAAGAGAAAGGCGGACTAAGTGATTATAATAATTGCATAATAATTAATAAACTATTAAATGAGAAAAAAAATAAAAAATTACCAATTGAATGGTTTTGTGAAACACTTTTAAAAAATTTTATGAATATATGTAAAGATGTCGGAATATTAGCAGAATGTAAAAATAAACTATTAAAATTTATTCAAGAATTTTAAATAATAAGTTTATTTATTTAATAATTTTTTAATAGATAAAGCAATCGCATAAGATAAATTAACCGGAACGGCATTTCCTATTTGAACACATCTTGATGTATGAGAACCACAAAATTTATAATCTAGTGGAAATCCTGTAATAGTTGCTGCTTCGCGAATAGTAATTGAGCGATGTTCAAAAGGATGAATTGGAAAGTTACTATGCCCAGGAACTAATGTAGGAACAGGAAGATTTCTATTCAATCTTTGCGTATTTCCTCTTGAATAAAAAGCACTTATTTTTAAGTCCTCTGGAAGTTCATCTATAACATCAGCAATATTGCTTCCTTCAGGTATTAATTTAAATCTATCAATGGTTTTTTTATTATGTTTCATAGATCTATTATCTTCATCTATAGTTGGATTATTTATACCATCATAGTCTATTAAACTTAAAGCATTATTTAATGTATAATTTGTATTTTGTTCCGGAGGATATATATATTCTTCTTCAATATCATTTCTAACTGCTACCATTATTATCCTTTTTCTATTTGTATATCCACCATATTTATCTGTTTGTAAAATTTTTTCATAAAACCTATATCCCATTTCTAAATATGTTTGCTTTATATCATCTAAAATGCAATATTTATAATTGTCAATCCCTTTCAATAAATCTTCCATTTTTTTTTTATTATTATTAATTATTAAATTTAATTCGCTATAATCTTGGCCGTTTTTTCTTTTACTTGACTTCTCTCCGTTTAATAATTTATTAGAATCACTTAATTTAGTGTAAGCGTCAAAAGTTTTAACAGTCTCTTCACAATTAACATATAATATCATATTTTTAATTGCCGTTACATTTTCAATTACACTTACTTTTGGTTTTAAAATACTAACAAGTCGTAGTTGATGTTTATATAAATAATTTCTTATGTCAAATGGGTTTCTAACTCCTGCTAAAGAAAATCCTTTACATACTATTCCGCCAAATAACACATCAACTTTTTTATTACCAATTTTATTTAATAAAATTTCTTCTGTTATGTCTTCAATTGGGCACATTAAATAATTTTCTTTACTTATTACTTTATTTAATAATAAAGTGTTAATTGTATCTTTATCAATATCATTTACTAATAACGACTTATATCCGGCATTTTTAAATCCTAAATGTGCGCCACCAGCACCAACAAATGTCTCAACAATTGTTAATTCTTTAGTATCTTCATTTTCATGTTCATTTTTATCTTCATTTTTACTTTCAATATTTGAGTTACTGCTATCATTATTTGTTTTATTATTCATATTAATATTTATAACTTATATTTATAAATATATTTAATTCAATTTTTATTTATATTATATGGAATGTATATGTTTTAGTTCTAGAAAAAATATTTATACTATTACTACTTACGGCAAATCAGGAATAGTAATTATAAAATCAGGTCTATGATAATCCTGCTCAGTATTTTGCGGAGCAACAGGTCGGATTAAACCTCTACCATATAAAGTGTGTATTTTATTAGTTATATATGCCAAATCGTCATTTATGGCATCTAATAGTTCTCTTACAACGCTAATTCTATAAGTGGCTAAATATTCAAGCATCCTGTTTAATTCTAAAATATAGTATGTTAATACATCATATACGTGAACATTTGTTACTTCAGGAATATTGAGCGGTTCATCTCCTGGTTGTTGTAGATAAACATCGTCGGGTTGTTCTAGATAATAATTAGAATGCGCAAAATCCCATAATTCATTTTTATATTTTTGCTTTCCTACTTCAGTATGATGCCATACATCTCTAAAGCGTTGTAATTCTCCTTTCATATTAGGTTCGTCGTGTTCAATAGGAAAATGTCTAATGTTAGGATAAGGGCGCGGATCTGGTTGTCGCCCACTAAGAGTGCTATAATAATTAATCATTATTTTTGTAGTATGCTTTATTGCCCAATATGCTTTATACGCATTTATAAGAGGGTCAAAAATAATATTTTTGAGTTTTTTAGTTATAAACGCATTATAGGATTTAAATTTTTTTGTTTTGCTAGCATTAACGCTTGTGATGCCTTTAGTATAGTTAGAAGTTCCACTATAACTTCCACGAGTTGTTAATTTTTGCCCGGTTAGCTCTAAAGCATTACTTAAAAAATCAAAATCTATTATAAAAAATTTGCGCGTAGTTAATACTTGTTGTAGTTCATAATCAGGTATACGTGACAAAATATAGTCATTGTTTCTTCGCTTTTTAGTAATTTTTAAAAAATTGGCAAATAATGTTTGTAAAAAGTGCTTAGGATAGTCTTGAAGTTCAGCATCTCTTTTTAAACTATATATTCTATCTACTAAGTCTGTTTCTCTAAGCGAACCCATTACTTTTACTAATGGATAATTATATTCATAACCTCTGGGAACTCCTTGTTGAAACGGATAATTATAACGAGGTAATGGTGTTATTTGAAATAGTTGTTTTGGTTGTTGTGCCAATTCTTTTAGCACTAATTTTTTTTGTGTTATAGCATCTTCAACACTCTCTCCTTTTCCTTTGGCTTTTGCATTTTTTCTTTTTCTTGTTAAGTGTTTCTTTTTTTGAGGCATAGTTATAATATATGTATATTATTTTTAAAGCAAAAATAATATAATTAAAAAGATTTTGCTCGTTTTAGCGTTTTAACCCTTGATTTTTGCTGAGGACTATTCTTGCGTGTTTTAGTGAGATATTTTGAACTATTTTCTAAAATTCGAATGTAAAATTTTGCGTTAGCTTGGCCAACTATGCTTGGGTCAGGCTCAACCAAGTAAGTATTTAATTTGTCTAATTTATTATTTAAATGTTTTATTACAATGTTATTTAGCATTATTTTGTAGCTACGTAAATTTGATAACATTTTATTTAATTCTTTAATATAAATTTTTAATACATATATTGGGTTATTTGGAGGTGTATAATAGCGTTCATAACTGGCTTCTAATAATTTACTGGCTATTTCTTGTGGATACTCTGGCAACGCGGGGTGACTTATTCTATAAGCTTCTATTTTTCGTATTATATTTTCAATAACAATAATTCTTGAATAAGTCGGAATTACTTGTAGCCTAAAAAAATCAACTATATCTGTTTTTTCAGCATTTATGAATTTTTTTACTAAATAGTCATAATCTTTAATAAAGTAATTTGGATCGTATAAATCTTTTATATGCATTTGAAAAGTTGCGTCCGACATTGGCAAATGCACCTTTGAACCATTTAATACAAAATCAAAAAAATCTGATTGTTTACTCGGTAATGTTTTTGGTTTAAATATTGATTCAACAAACTCTATTGTTTTTTTTAGTGAGTAAATTAGTTCAACTAAATCACGGGATAATGATGTTCCTGAAGGTAATGGTTGTACTAATGGATAATTAAAAGCATAGGTTCCCTTAGCTTTTGGGACACCGTTTTTTAGTAGTCTTTTAATTATTGCGTCTGTGTTCATTTTTGTGCTTGTAGTTTTTTTACTTGTTCTAAATGAGTACTTTTTATCCAATTCAAGTAACTTTGGATACTTTATTTTTTCCAATTCTTTTTTTGTAAAAAATTCTTCTTTAGACGTGGAAGCCATATTATTATAGCAATATAAAATTTCTAACATAATTCCTGAAATAGTGCCCTTATATTTTCATTATTTTCTTTTACATCACTAGCATAAACATATTTTACATAGCATCGCAAAGTCATTGCTACATCAATGAGAGAATTATGTAAATCTTGAGGCAAAGGATCATTTGGAAATAACAACGCATATAATTCACTTAATTTTGGCATTTTATTATAAACTTGATTTGTTTTACTTAATCTCTCTAATTTACAAAATTGTGTTGTATTTTTCATAGTGCAAAACTCTGGTTTATGTATTTTTTCATTATCAACAAATTGAGTAAAATATTGCTTCACATTATGTCTAAAACATTCCACGAAAATTAAGCGTTTATCAAATGAAATATTATGCCCAACAACTATGTCGCACTTTTTCAAACATTCATTAAACTCTTTTAGTGCCGGCACAATATTTATACCTTGACTATTTAAAATCTCTCTACTAATATTATGAATGTTAAAACTTTCTTGCGTAATAATAACAGACTCATCAATCTTAATATAATTATTTTTTATTAACGAACTATTATTGGAGAGATCATATAAAATATAACTAAGTTGAATAATATATGGCCATTTAGATTTGTCATAAATAGATGCTTCTTTTTCAGGTAATCCACTAGTTTCAGTATCAAATACTAATACTTTCATAATACTATTATTAGTAAATTATAGTTTTTAGTATTTATTATATTTAAATTGTCAATTTTAAAGTTTTTTAAAATACTAAAATAAAAAATATAAAAAATATAATTTTTCAACTTGCTATAAGGAATAATAATAATAAGTGTTATTTGCGTGTGCGACGATTTGATCTTCTAATGTGCCTAATTTTTCTGCGATTTGATTTGCGACGTATATTTGCTTTTTTGTTATGACGAGTATTGACAAATGTCTTAACTACTTTACCACCATTACCATATAATACACGATGGCAGAAATTATCAATATTTAGTGGAACAGGAATACCATCTAAAGCATAACCTTGGAGTGTTGCTTGACACCATTCCTTCATTTTATCTGAATATACTAAACCCATTATTATATAATAATAATATTTTTTTTTAATTTTTATTTTTTATTTTTATTTTTATTTTTATTTTTATTTTTATTTTTATTTTTATTTTTATTTTTATTTTTATTTTTATTTTTTATTGTTCATTTTATTTTTTATGTTATTATTAAAATAAAATGAGAGATTTATTTTAGTCATTCATAGCAAAACCTTGATTGTTTCATTAACATCGCGATTCCATATAACCTCTGAACCAATATATTTTCTTACTGGATTTGAACCATGCTCTACATAAATTACTTTATCTACACTATCATAATCATCATATTTATAATATACTTCTAATTCAGCATAAGTATTTCCATTACTCAATGGACCATTTGAAACTTTTATGCGCATCATAAATATATAATCACATACATATACATTAAACACATTAGTGCTAATATCTAAAGAACCAACCATCGTTTTATCGATTATAATATATTTATAAAAAATATATAAAAACAAAACCCAATTGTTATATATTATAACAATGCAGATCTTCGTAAAAACACTTACCGGAAAAACTATTACTTTAGAAGTAGAACCATCTGATTCTATTGATAACATTAAAGCAAAAATTCAAGATAAAGAGGGTATTCCACCCGATCAACAACGACTAATTTATGCTGGAAAACAACTTGAAGATGGGCGAACATTAAGTGATTATAATATTCAAAAAGAAAGTACACTCCATCTTGTATTACGCTTACGAGGGGGATATTAATAAATTGTTGAATTAATATATAATATTACTATATAATATAAAATATAATGAGCAACGTTAATAAAACACTCATTTCGTATATGAAAGAATTTAAAATACCAGAATACAATACCAACAATACAAAAGATAATAGAGTGCAAAATAGAATGAAAAACAAATTTGACTATTTATTAAATTCTGATACAGATCGGAAGACTATTATAAATAATTATGATATAATTAAAAAAGATTTACCTAGAACTTTAGAAACAAGCATGTTTAATCGAGAACCGTTATTAAATTACCATGAGATTGAAGAGGCAACTAAGTATGATCCTGTAGCACTAGCTTTGTATGATGAAGCAGATAAGGCTGATCCTGAGAGGCCCCTTGACGAACTTTTAAATAGAATCAGTAAAAAACCAAATAAAAGCATAAAAGGCAATACTAAGACAACCTTGGCTGGATATAAATCACAAAAAATTAGACGCACTAAGAAGAGACATTGTAAAACAAGTCGTCGCCGTCGTCATTGTCGCCGTAAATACTAAGAACAAATTTTTAAAATATTTATTTGCCAATTTATATTGGAGAGGTTTTTTTTATTTAGCATAATTTTTATAAAATTATAAGTTTATAAAAATTTTTTATACTTATATATTAATAATGCTTGGCAGATTATTAGATACAAGAAGGGCAAGAGTGCATCCGAATGCTACAAGAAGTGTCGACAAAGAATGCTCTCAACAGTTAAGAAGTTTAAGAAGTAAGTTACACGATTTTAATTCAACTTTGAAAAAAATTCATTTTAATGTTGCCACATTACCGCGTATTCACGATATAAATATGCTAGCAAATTTGTATGATGTTTTAAATGTTCAAACAACAGCATTACTAGATGATATGCAATTAGAGGAAGCTCGTATTAATTCAATATTACCACAAGGTAATGTTGCGAGTGGTAGACGCCGTAAAGCAACTCATCGTCGTCGTCGCAAACACTAAAACACATTTTTTAAAAATTATTTTGCTAAATCTGCTCTAAATACTAGTGCGTCAAGTGCTTTAAATTCATTAAAATTTTTATCTTTATTATCATATAATAATGAAGATAATTTAGGTGATTTAGGTGATTTTCTTCTTGTTAATTTTTTAAGTTTTGAAAACATAATATATTATAAAAACATAATATTATAAAAAAAATGGTTTGCTAGTTTTTATAAATTATTAAAGTATTACTATGCACAAGGTTGATACAAATTGTTAGATATCTTTGTTGTTGAAATATCTAATGTTGCGCCTCGTGATCGCTGTGTTTTAAGTCGTTGTGTTTCATCGTCGGCAATACGAAAATCCAATGTTCGCTGATGTGTATAGAGTCCAGCATCTTGAATTGGTAACACCCAAGCATCTTCATTGCCTTCATTGTGATGAGAATGCCACCAACCTGGAGGTGTAATAAATACGCTACCTGTTTTCCATTGTGTACTAATTGGATTTAATAGTTCGCCATTTGCACTAAGTTCTTGAGACATTTGCGTATATACATTGCTTCCGTACATAGCATATACTGCTAAATCTAGTGCTACTGAATTATGTTTGTGAGGTTTTTGATTTATGTTAGGACCAATATTATTTAAAAGAGACCATAATGTTGGAGTAAGTGTTCGTGTTTGTAAAGTTGCCTCATTGCCTAATAAAATACCGCGTCTATTTTTAACTTTGCCATTATTATCTGTATTGCTAAGTGAATGTACGGTTTCTTTCATAGCATTAGAACTATAAAATGCTGGTTCAAAACGCCGTTGAGAACTTGGTTCAACTCCTAAATATTGAAGCAATGGTTCATCATGAACCCAATATAAGGCACAACCACCGAAAAGCGGTTCATTAGTACAAGTATGTTTAACACATTGTTTATTTGAATTAGACATAGTACAAACAGATTCAACATCATTACCAAAATAAGGAATTACAAACATATCACCTTTGTTCCAACTAACTGATCCATTCCGTGTAAGCGAACTTCCATTGCCACGAATAACATAAAATGTTTGTGAAGTAGCCGCAAAAACAACACTTGATTCTAAGGTTTCATTTTCAAGAATACGAATAAAATTAGCAAGAAGATTGGGAGAGGTTGCTGGATAGTGTGTTTGTAATTCTTGTGAAAGGTCAAATTGAATAATTGCCGACGGTCCTTGCTCATGTAAGTCAGATGTAAATATTTTAATAGGAACTTCTGACATTGTTGGATTTGCGTTTGATACATATTCATAAATACGAACAGAATTAGTCCAATTTGCTTGACTATGACTATTATATAAACAACAAGTTGTCAAATTAGAAATAATATTGGCAATAAATACTAAATTCATTAACATTAACATAGGCATTTTTAATTATAATAGTTTTAATAAAGTATAATTAAAAATATAAATCAATTTTTAAAACAAATAGTAAAACTATTATAGCATACACAAAAAAAATTGATTGTTATTTTATAAATAATATAAAAGCCTACACAAAATAACACAAAGCAAGACACATTAAGAAAAACCAAAACAATGAACAAATCAATCGGCACTAAAGCAGAACTCAAACCTTTGCCTAAGTTGACTACACTATTGCCCCCATTTTGTGGTTTTATGATTGATGATATTGTGACTTGTAATATATGTTTAGAAGACAATGATGGGAATATTGAAGTAGATGGTTGTATTTCAGGAAGAGGCAAGCGAAGACTTATTACCTCGTGCGGTCACATATTTCATAAAAAATGTTTACAAAAATGGACTACTGCAAGCCTTAAAGGTTCATTATGTGGAATAATTACTTGCCCTTGTTGTAGAGGAGGAGTATATATGGATGAGCAAAGTAATGAAACAAAAAAAAAACTATTTGCAGCACTAGCACAATGTGATTGCTGTCCAAGACATATGAGCGATAGACCGGCATCGTATGAACATGACCCAGAGTTAGATGCTAGAACTATGTCAAAAGACCAAGAAGAGGCTCTTAACACTCTTTCAACCGAAGACTATAAAGATTGGTGTCAAGCTAATTCGTGGCGTCGCATGGATGAACGCGAATGGTGTGATTGCCATTGTAGGACAAGAATGCGCGCAATGGTTCGTCGCATTCCACCTCCTAGTCCTTATGATTAGCATAGTAAATAGTTTAGTCTTGCATATTGTGTTGCCTTGTATTTTTTAAATTTTAATAGTAATATTATTAAATCATTTAGTTAAATTTTACTGCGTCAATTGCTTTGAATTCATTAAAATTTTTATCTTTATTATCATATAACTTTGAAACATCCACAGCATATACCCCTATTAATTTTAATTTATTAGTAATATTATTTATTGGTATAGTAAATTCTATGGACAATTCAATGGGTAAAAATTCATTAACCTCAATATGGTATCCTAATTGTGGATGCATACAAGCAATATTTATACATGCTTCATTATCGTCCGGATGATCATCTGCGCCATGGGGTAGCGGTAAGTATTCATATGGAATAGCCTGTAATGTTTGATATACATTTAAATAACCAGGAGTACTATCTCTTTCATGTGATGGTTTTTTATATACTAATTCTGATATATACCATATTGAAATGAATGCATCTAGTCCAAAAAAAAAATATGGTTTGTTATCAAGTCTAATAGTATTAACTGGATCTATAACAGTTGACCCATGAAATAATATGCTTCCTTTTGGTAATGAAGATTTTTTTCCATACATTTTATCTGCTAATGTTAAATGTTCATACCAAGTTGAATCCACAAATAAATCTTCGCCTGTATCTGGAAAAGGTATTTTATTATACCAAAATGGATATAACTTGTTTTTAATTAATGAAGATAATTTAGGTGATTTGGATTTTCTAGATGATTTAGATGATTTAGATGATTTAGATGATTTAGATGATTTTGTCTTATTCTGTTTTTTAAATATTGAAGACATAATACTTAATATTGAAGACATAATACTTTTTATAATATGTATATATTATATTTGAAGTTTAAAAATAAAATATAGTATTCTAAAGCTATAAAAATTTATTATAATTTAAGCATTGTTTTTTATTGTTTTTTATTGTTTTTTATTGTTTTTTATTATGTTTAAAAAATAATAAACGGCACAATCTCTCAAACAAATTACAAAGACTACCTATTTATAACAAATTATAATCATTTAAAATTAAATTACTAATATTATTAGACAATGTTAAATGAATCAATTAAATAAAGTTAGGCTATGTCTTTTTTTGAATACTTGTTTGGTACTATTTATAGGATTTTATATAACAAATTTTGCGGCTGAATCGAAATATTTTCGCTTTGGACCAAATGATGATTTTATATTTATAAGTGTTCAAATTAATACTACACAAAAATATTGTAGTTTATTAACCTTAATATTTGTAAATGATATAATTAGAGTTATTATTCAAGAATTTGGAGATCCGGTGTTATTTATGAATGTTTATAATCCAGATAAAAAAGAAATAACTGAATTTAGTAAAGCACAATTATATTTTTATGCCAATTCTATGTTTTTAATAAATAATATTAGATATATTTTTACATTATTAATTAGTGTTACACAAATAGATATTGCCTTATTTTCTGTGCTAGTAGAAGAAGTAATTGTTATTTTTACAATAAAGATGCTACTTGATGAAAAAAAATTCATAAATAAAAAATCATTGTTAAACAAAGAAGTTATTATAGAAATGGATAGTATAGATTCTAACAAATAAAAATGTCGTTAAAGTAATAAAAAAATTGAATTGCTTTTTTATTTAGTTAAGTGCTAGCCTCCACAAACTATATAAAGCAACTATGAATAGCAAAGAAATTTTGGACTTGATGAACGATGAAGCAAACGATGAGACGGTGAAGGACGCTATTGCTTTTGTTATAAAAGGTATTCAACTCCGCATGATTGTTGCACATCTTCCGGATGGTTTGCTTGAAATCATGAATATGTGGGCAAGAACTGAGTGGTATGATGATGATGGGGATTCAAAGTTTGAGAAGTGTTTGTGGAAAGTCGTGTCTAAGGAGCTGAAGACTCGGGTGTTTGACCTTTTGACCGAGTGGACGATTGAGGATGAAGGCAAGATGCCCGAAAAAAAGGAATTGTATTATGCTCTGAGTACCGCATCAAATTGTTTGTACTATTATCATAAGAACTTATGGGCAACTATGAGTGCTGAACTGGAGACCGAGGCTCGTCAGTGGGTTTTAGAACATGGAGAGCGCGACCTCATAGAGAGCAGTGATGGTGGATATTTCCAGTATTACGACAATATAAATCAGGAGGTGTGCTATCATTTGCCTCATATTCCTAAACCAAATCGCTTCTCAAAATACGAGGACGAAGAGGAAGAGTTTGAATATGAAGAAGAGGAGGCAGGATGGGTTTGTGTGGGTGTTAACACTCTTGTGCCGTGCTAATAACTAGAGACTAGCATGTATTATGTGTATTGTGTCTTGTATATTTTTTATTAAAAAATTATTATTATTATACATTATTATTATTATTATACTTTATTATTATTATACTTTATTATTATACTTTATTATTATACTTTATTAAAATTGAAATGATTTTTTATTTAATAAAGTAATAGCCTCCACTACTAATACGAAGCAAAGCAAAACAAGAAACTATGACACAATGCAAGGTCGACTTGGATGTCCGCATTAATGCTTTGTATGATGATGAGGCTAATGCGCCTTTAATAAATGATGCAATCAATATAGTAGTAAATACTATTCAAAACGACATTATTACACACAATCTTTCTAGGCATTTGAAGGCTATTATGAATAGTTGGATAAGAACACATTCGTGGTATATTGATGATAAAACTAGAATGTCAAAGTTTGAACATTGTCTTCGGAATGTAGTATCTAGGGAAATGAGACGTCATGTAATTGATCTTTTAAAAGTACGAGATAAAGAGTATGAGTATGGAATTGGAAGGTTTGTCAATGAAGACGACTTGGCTTTAGAAGTACTTCGTGTGTCTATGTCACAATTTACTAGTAACTATTTTTGGGATATTGGCGCCAAGTTGACATTGGAAGCAGATCACTATCGACGAAGCAACGGAGAGTGCCTAATACATGGAGACTGCGATCGTCCTTTTTCGTGGTTTTGCAAACGAACTATGTCAACACAATTTCACTTGCCTCATCTTGCTAAGCTCCCCAAGAATGTAATCCCATTAGAAGTATTAGCATGCGACTTTAAGCATGGCCAAGGTTGGGATTGCTCTATTTGCTTGGAAGTTGATTCTGGTAATTCTCTTTGTGTTAGAACCGCTTGTAAGCATATATTCCATATGGGATGTTTAGATAATTGTAAACGTATATACTTACAACAAAAGGAAAATCATAATAAGATGTGTGCTCCTTGTCCTTTGTGTCGTGCTCCTATTTATTAGAGACTTATGTGTATTATATTGTGTTGTATTGTCTAAAAAAAATAATTTTTTTTATTTAAAAAACTGTTGTTATATTTTATTAAAATTGAAATAGTTTTTTATCTAATTAACTAGAGGTCTCGGCCATTGTTTTATGACATCTATTATGTTCCAAGCTAGAAACTGTTCTATGTATTGTGTTGCTATTAATTATAGGTTCATAGTAAGTAGTGTGTATATGTCATAAAAAAAAATTTTTTATTGCTTATTGTTTTGCTAACTTCTTAATAATTCACTATTTCCTTAAATGTTATCTTTGACTTTATAATAATATCAGCACGACATAATGGGCAACTAATTTTTGGTTGTTTTGTATTTTTTTTTACAGCCCCATCAAACATTGGATATATACATTTTATATGAAAACTATGCTTACATAGAGTTGTAAAAATGGTATTAATGTCTATTGGGTCTAAACAAATAGCGCAGTCATTTTCACAAGCACTACACAGTGATTGTGTTTCTTCTGCTTCTTTTATTACTTGTGCTTCTTTAAGACTACAAATAACAGCATATATTTTGTTTTTTATGTCAAAACAATCATCATTGCTATTTAATAAATCCAAGGTTTTATCATATAAATAATGACCAAATAGCACAATCCAGTTATCTTTTTTAAAATCATCAACAAGCAACTGTAGTCCAGTAAAATCATTATGAGCAGATGCTTTAAAAGTTACATAATGAAAAATTTTTAAGCGATTGTCAGCTATGTATTCATAAAGGTCGCATTGTTGGGCATGTGGTACATTTAACTCCTTATATCCACCATTTTTATCTAAAAATAAAGTATCAACAAACAATAATATCGCATAATTAGTCTTTAATTTAAAATCATCTTCACAATAATAATGTGTAGTAGTTAATGTTTTATAAAACTTATCAATATTTTGCCTATTAAAAATTTCGCTTAACAAATAATTAGTAATTACACAGGGCATTGTTATTTTTTCTTATAATGTAATTTATATGATTTCTTTTTTATGTTTTAAAAAAGAAATCAATTTTTTTACACCTTTTTTACATTTCAAACGCCAATTTTTATATTAAAAATATTATTTATTTGTCTCTATGATATTATTTAAGAATAACTATTTTAGTTAATTTTAGTTAAACAATTAAAAATGTTTATATACTATATAACTAAAATGGGTAAATATAGTTGCGAAAAATGTGCTAAAACTTTTTCTCAAAAATCACACTACAATAAACACTTAACTCGTAAAAACCCCTGTGAAATACAAACAGATAAGATAAAAGCATTAATAGACAAGACAGTTGAAGAAAAATTGATTGAATTAAGCAAAAAATTGATTTTAAATAATACAGACACCAACATCACCAAACAAATGGATATATCAAAAATGAGTAAATTAGAGTTATTGGAAAAGTGTAAAGAATTGGGTATTACAAAGTGCATTTCAAAAAATAAATCACAATTAATAGAAGTTATTAACGATAAAAACAAAGTTGTTGAAAAACCACTCACATCAAATACGCAAATTGTTGAGGGTAATACAAAAAATTTAGAAGTAAATACCAGAGATATTACGCCTATTTATAAGTTAAAGGTCTTATCATTGTTTTGTGGTTGTGGTGGTCTTGATTATGGATTTCATCAAGTTAAAGAGTTTGATGTTATGAAATCATATGATTCTATGAAGCATGCTGTTGAAACCTATAATTTGAACTTTACTTCCAAAGCAGAACACTTTGATGTTAAAGATATATTGACACAAGAATTTAATTTGGGATTTTCCCCGGATATAATTATTGGAGGACCGCCTTGCCAAGATTTTAGCATCGCGGGTGATAAAACGCTAGGAGATAGAGCAAATCTTACAGAAACCTATATAGATGTTGTTTGTAAATATAAACCTCTATATTTTGTGATGGAGAATGTTCCAACTATCAGGACTATCGGTAAGTCTGTTTATGATAAAATAATTACGAAACTAAAGGAGGCAACTTATGGACTTTCGATAAATGTAATTTATATGCCAGATTATTGTATCCCACAACAAAGAAAACGACTTGTTATTATTGGAAAACTAGGTGGCGTTGATGGAATATTTGATACCCCTTTAATTAATGCAAAAAAACCAATCAAAAGTATACGCGAATATATCAAAAAAACCAGCATTGACATCGGATTAAATGGTAAAGAACATATTTATAGACATCCTCGTAACTATAACAGACGTGGTGTATTCTCAATTGATGAGTTATATCCAACGGTTCGTGGGTGTCTTCGTAAAATGCCACCTGCTTATACATTTCACGAAGGTGATGCAATAAAAATAAGAGATTCTATAATTTCACCAGATTGGAATATGGTTGCTAGGATACAAACTTTCCCACCATCTTTCAAGTTTGTGGATAAAAATAATGCAATAATTATTGGAAACGCCGTTCCACCTAAATTCTCTGAAGTATTAGCAAATATTATTGCAACTCATCACATAGCTTCTTAAGACGATCTATTTCAATATCCTGTAAGCGAATTTTCTCAATCAATCTATTTTTTTCTATTTCCTGCCATAGACTAGTATCAGAACGAACATCTTTTAAAATAATGTCTGTAGATTTTACACGAAACTCAAACTTATATACATTTAATGCGCCTATATCACGCAAGGGGAACAAAGACACTTTTTGATGCGCTACAGTAGCAGATTTATTCGGTTTATAAGTCATTACCCCTTGTAATGCAAAATTTGAGAGAGAAGCGTCTATTAGTTTTAGTGCTTCTCTTGCCCTTTCTGTATTGGCATCTTTAATCATGCGAATTACAGATACATCAGTAAATACCACACAATCAAAGTATATAATACCATCTATTTTTTTCCAGATAAGCATCCATATATAAGGTCGTTCAACGATTGTGATATCACTCAACAAACTATTTGTATCATTATAGGTTTTTGTAGGGTTATTTATTAATATATTTTGAATACAATTGAATGCGTAGCAATCTTGCCGAAGAATAAGTTCTGTTTTTTTTTCTTTATACACAACAACTTTTGATTCATAGTAATTAGAACTATTGGAAAGAGTGGCACAAATATCATTTGGGGGTGGGTTAATAAAATTAGGATGACTATGTGCCTTCTCTGTATCAAATTTGATTTCTGGTGGAAAGCAGTTTTCTATACTATCAACTACAATATTATTACAAACTGGTATATAGTATCCATTGTTTTCAGAATAAATTCCATATACAATTGGTAATAATGTATTCGCAACCTTTTCTGAACTTTGGTCTTTACTACAACAATTTGTTGTGTTTAGACCGTAAAGATGAGTATTATCCATATTTTGTAAAATATTGCTCATTTATGTATAATAATATAATACTTATTAGTTTAAGTATTACAAGTCAATTTTTTTTATAAGTCAATATTATTTAGTTGAAGATAATACACAATACTAAATATTAATGCTTTTTATAGCGTCTAGTTTTTTTATTGGAACTATATACCTTATTTATAGTCTTATTATGCCTTCCTCCACTACTAGGATATATAATCGGAATAACTCTAATTGATCCTGGAGTGCGTTTTGATACTCGTGATACTTCAATGGCCTCCGGAGATCTAGATTTACGTGGAGATTTAGATTCATATGGAGACCTAGATTTACGCGGAGACCTAGATTTATATTGAGATGGAGATGGAGGCGGAGGTGGAGTTGGAGTTGGAACTAGTTCTGATGTTGGGGCTTGTTCTGGGACTAGAGTTGGAGATGAAATAAGTGGTTCATTTATAGTACTATTAGGTCCTAATTTTAGTACTTCTAAATCTCGAATAAATTCTTCTATTACCTTGTTTTCTTTTGCTAGTCTTAATAATTTTGCTATTCTTTTAGTGTTAAGAACTGTATCAGTATTTACAATATACGGAATGACTGCTCTTAAAGCAAAATACTCATTTCTTATAAAATTTAAAAATTCTTCTAATGCAGGATGTAAAATATTAGTAATTTGTTCATTATTGTTTAAATTGCTATTTTTTGGTTTACTTCTCTCAATATTTAATAAATCTATTAATTTTTGAATATAACTAGGCTTAGCATAGTATAATATTTTATTAAATGCCTTCTCACCAAAATATATTTGAAATTTATTAACAGCCTCTTGATAACTTCCTTTGCCTCCACCTTTATTATGTTGAATGTTAATTTTTGTTCTTGCTTTAGTTTTTTTATATTTTTTTTTCGTTATTTTACGCATACAATATATTATATATATTTATATTTAATAAATTATGGAATAGTTCTAAATATTTTATAATAAAATATAAAAAACAAAAAATAAAAAATAAAAAAAAATTGATTTCAAAAATTTAATATTTAACAATTAAATTATTATACTATGACTACTATGTTTTCAAAGAAAATGCTCTACATTCCGGATTATGTTGTTTATCAAGACATTCCTACTATTATTAAGTATTTTGAAGATTTTAATATTGCCAAAATTAAGAATGTCCATGTTTTTAAACACCTTGAACCAGAATATTATGTTGAAGATAAATATAATTATTGTTATGCTTTAATTGAAGTAGATTATTATTATAATAATCAAGGTTCGCAGAATTTTTATAATGCTATTGAAAATAATAAATGCCTAATGGTTTATGATGACCCATTATATTGGGAAGTTCAATTTAGTCCATTTAAAGAACATGCTATGCCGTTTGTAAGTGATTATAATACTTCAGATTGCGAATGTAATGGTGATTGTACGACTTCTAATGTAAATGACTTGTGCAACACTTCTGAAGAAGAATACTATTATAGTAGTTATGAAGAAGATGACCCAAAAGATCCCGATTATGTAGATGAAGAAGAATTATCAGACGACGATTATAATTTTGAAACATACAAGAAGCATTATTCTAGTTTTAAAAGTAAGCAAAAAGCAAAGAAACAAAAGTTATCCAATGAACTAAATGAAATGAAAAAAACAATTGAAGTTATTAAAAATAAGCAAGAAAAAATGCGCCTACTATTAATTAACAATAAGAAATCAAAATCTAAAGACAAAGAGCATAAAACTAATTGGGCGCGTCGTCTTCGAGTCATCATTTAATCTTTATAAAATTCCTCATCATTAATAGTTGCTTCTTTACAACAACCATAAGTTGTGCGGTGCCATTTGCTAATCCCATATTTTTTTATTCCTTCCATATGTTTAGACGTACCATAACCTTTATTTTTTAATAATCCATAATAAATATTTAGTTTAGGAAAGTTAATACACATTTCTCTAATATATTTATCACGCTCTACTTTAGCCACTATAGACGCTGCAGCAATTGAACAATATTTATTGTCTCCGCCTTCAATTAAAATATGATTAATTTGTTTAATAATATGTGTTGCTTCACAATAATATGTGTATGCTTTAAAATCATTGCCATCAACTAATAAATAATAACACTCATTAATATTTGAATTGTTTATAGAATTATTTTGTTTAATTAGCTCATTTATTGCTTTATGCATAGCACATAAAGTAGCTTGCCTAATATTTATAGAATCAATTGTTTTTTCATCTTCATATGACACACTCCAATATAATGCATTAGTTTTTATATAATCAGCAACTTCATTTATCTTTTTTTCAGAAGTAAATCTTTTACTGTCTTTTAATAATTCATATTTAAAATCTTCATTATTAGGCAAAATAACAGCAGCACTATAAACTCTGCCAAACATAGGTCCTCTTCCTGCCTCATCTATTCCAATTTCCATAATATTAGAATTTGAAGTATTATATTTCTTTTGAAGATAATTTACAGATTTAATAATTTTGGACATTTAAAGTTATAATGAAAATTTTTATTATATATTTAATATAATATAATATGACTCTCAATTTTAAAAAAAATAATTTATTAATAATTATGTTATTAATATTTGTAATATTATCGTGTATTATCTTTGTAAATATGTCAAATGTAAAAGAATCTTTTGGTAATATTAATAGTAATAATAGAAGATTTTTTTTAGATAAATCTATTGATTCTAGTTATAATTACTATACATTAGATACCCGTAGATTTAAATACAAATTGGCAACTTTACCAAGCGGATTAATATTAGAAAGTTCAAATAATGTAACTTTACAAAATAGAAATTTGAATAATTTTAGAGCGCAAAATATATTGTTAAGTTATTATAATACAAATACTGATATATCATTACTAAATATTAGAGCAAATGCAAATATTATGCTAGATATAAGCACAATCCCAATTAGAGATACTTCAAATATTAAAACAATGGATATGGTATTTATAGAAAATGCAGGAAACTTTTATGATCTAAGTAATACAAAATTATCAAGATTTAATATGAAGATAAATGGAGAATATATTATAGCAAATGGTAAAATTATTCAACCAACAAGAGAAACACCCCCTAATATTCTAAATAATTCACGCTACAACAATTTTTATAATGACCTTAATATGTATTTGTTAAGACAAGGCGCTTTTGGTTCTAGTTATGTTCCTCCAATATATAATAATTTTGAAACAGCAATGAATTTACCATCTAATCCAATAGTAAATCCTATTAATTCAATGAATCCGCTAGACTATGCTAATACTTTATTTGGTCCAAATATATCACCAACTATGATATCGAGTTTATGCTTAAACCAAAATGTTGCTAGAGTTACCGATAATAGTAAAATTATTAGAGAGGTAAGTAATGATTTTCTTACAAATTTAGGAACAAATAATAGAAATAGTTCAAATAATACAAATAATACAAATAATACAAATAATACAAATAATACCAATAGTTCAAATAATACAAATAATACAAATAATTCAAATAATTCAAATAATAGAAATAGTTCAAATAATACAAATAATACCAATAATACAAATAATAGAAATAGTTCAAATAATACCAATAGTTCAAATAATACAAATAATACAAATAATTCAAATAATTATAATAGAAACCAAGATTTTATGAGAGAAAGGTATCCTCCAAATCAACCACCACAATTAAACAATGATTATAGAGAAGAAAATAGAGGCAACGAATTAATACCAAGACCCGTATTAACAGATTTTAGTTCGTTCGGTATGTAAGGTCATTCGGTTTTTAACACAAAAATATTAATATATAGTCAATATTATTAACATTTTTGATATACTTGTGTCTCAAATATTATGAATCTATTAAACTATAGTTTTATCATAATATTTTCATGTAAGTATTATTTTAATAGTTTGGCTTTAGTAATTATTTAATTACCAGGTATAATAGTTTCTCCTCATCCTCCTCGTTGTTTTTTATATTTATTTCTTCGTGTGAGTCTTTTTACTAAATTTAATAATGTTTTTTTTGATAACTTGGTAAGATTCTTAAAGCGCGTAAATCGTTTAGAGCGAGTATGTTTCATTTATATAATATTATAATATTATAATATTATAATTTTATAATATTATAATTTTATAATTTTATAATTTTATAATTTTTATAAAATTATAATTTTATTTATGTTTTAAACATCTTTTGTCTATATTAAAAGTTTTGCATTTTTCTTCTTGAGGAACAATCTTTATTATACATTTAGATTTTTTTCCATACATAGGCGTGGTGCAACCTTTTTCTTTAATTTTTTTTGTATAATTAAATATTTTAGGTTTCTCAATAGTACATCTAGATCTAAAATGTTCGTAATTATCACGCACTTCACAATATGTCAACCCTGAATTTTTACCTAACATTTTATTAATTTGCTCATGTAAATTAAAAATATAACGCGAAAAATTATTTCTATTTTCAAAAATTTTATCATTTAATGGAAATTGTTTAAAATTTTTTGTAAGATTTAAACGGCAATATTTACAAGGTAATGTATATTGAAAATTTAATAACAATTGTTTATATTTTTGTTTTTGTATTTTTGTAGGATTAATTGGATAATTAAAACTCATTACATGTAAATAATGCCATAAACTAGGACCCCAAACACTTGTTAACATTCCATCACCGCTTTGATAATCTTTATTATTATATGTTGTCTTTTTTTTCTTACTTTTTTTGGATTTTTTTATGGATATTTTTTTTTTATATGTTTCTATCATAGTATAATAATAATTAATAAAATAATTATTAAAGATAATATGTTAAATAATTATTAATTTATTTATTAAACATATATAAATAAATATGTTTAATTTAGAAAGTTATAAGATATTTTTTAATAGAATTAAAAATGATAGAAAATTACAGTTATTAATTGCAATATTAATTATAATATTTATAAGTGTATATTTTTTTGTATATAATAACTATATTGCTAAGTTTATTACAAAAAATAGTTTGTTAAATAAAGAATTTGTTGAAACAAAAAAGGATACAAGTAATGATGTAGTAATATTATTTTTTTATACAGAATGGTGCCCTTATTGTAAAATAGCATTACCAGAACTCAAACTTTTTGAAGACCACGTTGCAAATTTAAATAGTAAAAATGATTTTGTAATTACAATAACAAAAATAGATTGCGATAAAAACCCAACTATTGCGGATAAATATAAAGTAGAAGGATATCCTACTATAAAATTAATTTATAAAAATACAGTTTATAATTATATTGCTAAAACTAATAAGGATAATTTAATACAATTTTTAGAAGCATCAATCGCCTAATTAGAAATGTGTATAATTATTTTATATATATATTAAACATCAACCATCCACATTTGTTTTGTGCTCATCCGCATTTGTTTTGTCTTCATCCACATTTGTTTTGTGTTCATCCGCATTTGTTTTGTGTTCATCCGCATTTGTTTTGTGTTCATCCGCATTTGTTTTGTGTTCATCAATATTCGAAGGTAATAACATAGTAATGAATTTCTCTCCTTGTATTTCTCCTAATTTTATTAAGTGTTCTCTCTCGCTTGCTGTTCTAAATACATAGTTCCAATATTTTAAATCTACTACGTGCCCTGCTAAACATGTATTTATACTATTTTCAATTGTAATAAGATTTTCATTTTCAATTATTGAAAGTTTATTAAATAATGTTTTAATAATAAAAAGTAAATATTCAATAAAATTAGCATCTTGAGTTATTTGATAATTACTTAAACTAGAATTATAATTATTTTCTTTATAAAAAACATTAGACAAATCAATAGGATCTCGTTTATCATTTGTAAAACATAGTATTTCATCATAGCAACATTTTTTATCAAACACGCACTCATTTATAGGACAATTTATAAAAATACCCCCATCTAAATAATAACAATCATTAATATATAATGGAGAAAATATTAAAGGGACAGTTGAAGACATATAAAGAGCATCTATTAACTCCAAATTAGGTGTATTGTGGTGATTTAATTTCTCTTTTTTAAAATTTGTTAAATTACAAGTATAAATATTAAATTCTATGTTAGTTAAGTTGTAGAATTCTAATAATGTAATAGTTATTGGTATTTCTTTAGCAAGAAATAACGGTTTTAAAGCATTAATAATGAATTTTTTATCAACAATACCTTTATCATTAAAAATGTTTAAATAAGCAACATAAGAAAGATTAATTAATTTTTCCCATGGTCTTTTAATAAAAAAATCATCTATCCAAGTCCAATCAAAATTTAACATATATACAAATGCCGTAATACACCCAATAGATGTAGCATATATAGATTCAATGGTGTTGCGATTTATGATGTTCTTATTAGTTAAATATTTTAATGTTCCATATTGAACAAGTCCAATTGCGCCACCACCTGATAAAACTAAGTGCTTAATTATTTTCATTGATTTATTAATTAATGAAAATAAATTTTTATATTTTAATATTTTAAATATTTAAAAATATGTCATCTGATTTCTTTTATAATTTTTCGAATAAAATTGACAATGAGGATGAATCTTTAAAATTGAATTTAGACGAATTATATAATAAGAAGCAACAGCAAGACTTAAATGTTTTAAATAATTACAATAAAATCTTACAAAGAATACATAATAAAATTAAATATGTTTCAAAAAATATAGTGAATGATAACTGTTGTTGGTATTTAATGCCTGAGATGGTAATAGGTGTTCCAAAATACGATTATAAAGATTGCACGGCATATATAATAGATAAATTACGGACAAATGGATTTATTGTAAGATACACACATCCAAATCTATTATTTATAAGTTGGAAACACTGGGTTCCGACTTATGTGCGCAATGAAATAAAAAAGAAAACAGGTAATGCTGTAGATGAATATGGCAATATTATTAATAATGATGACAAAAATAGTAATAATATTTCTCCTGTTGAAAGTAAGGATAATTTATTATTTTCAAATAATAAACAAATTAAAAACATAAATACGTCAGCAAATACTAAAGAATACAAAGATGTAAAATCTTATAAGCCATCTGGAAATTTAATATACAACAATAGTTTGCTGGAAAAATTGCAAATTAATTAAGTTAAAATTTCTCTCTATAAATAATTAATATTTCTAGAAATATTAATTATTTGCATAATAATTTATTTGCGAGTATATTTTTTGTATTTTTTATAATATTTTTTTCTAGTTTTGCCACCTATAAAGGTTGGTTTATTTTGTTGATTTTGTTCTAATTGTTGATTACCATATTTATGCACATAATTACTTCTAATTTCACTAATTATACTATTTAACGATTTATAAATATCAATATGTAAGCTTAATAGTATGTCTTTTGTTTTCTCGGTTAGTTCTACTATTTTTATGTATGTTAAACTTGGAATAATATTTTCTATTTCATTGGTTTTAGCATTAAATTTTATTAGATTTTTTATAATTTTATTGTATAATATATTTCTATTTGTAAAGTAGTTAGTTATCATTTTTTTTAAAATTCTTTTAACGCTACTTAAAATATTTATATCTGATAAATTCATATTGTTATTATCGCAATAATTTTTAACAAAATCTTGATTTTTTTTTGTAAAACTTTTTTCTAATTCTATCAATTTTGCATCATTGTCTATATTATTTTTTTTATTTATTGCATCTACTTTATCCAACTCTTTTAAATAAAATGTAGCATCATGTTCTAAAGTATCAGATGTTTTTAATTTTAAAAATTTAAAATTGTCATCATTAAATATTATGGAACTTTTTGAAATAAATTTAGATGGATTTAATTTGGAGTGGCATATATATTTTAATATATCAGGTAACACAGCTGCCAATTTTTCCTTGGTCATACTATCTACTTTCTTGGTTAAATAATCAGAAGTAAAAGTTTTTGTTGTTAGTTCAAACTCTTCGTTTTTAAATAATATTAAAAATAATGAATAAAAAATATTGTTTGATATTTGTAGTTTAATTGCTCTTTGGTATTCATCGGGGGGAACTTCGTTTTGTGAGTTCGTTGTATCGTTAGAAAAAGGATTAATAAAATCAAAAAAGTTAGAACCACCAACTCTATCTTGAATATCTGGTTGTTTTTCTTCTCCTTGTGTGTTCTCTACCGATGTGTTCTCTACCGGTGTGTTCTCTACCGATGTGTTCTCTCGCGGTGTGTTCTCTCGCGGTGTGTTCTCTCGCGGTGTGTTCTCTCCTGCTATTTTTTGTTGAGGAGGTGGTTCTAAAACACGTTCTGGAGGTGGTTCTAAAACACGTTCTGGAGGTGGTTCTAAAACACGTTCTGGAGGTGGTTCTAAAATCCGCTCTGGAGGTGGTTCTAAAACACGCTCTGGAGGTGGTTCTAAAACACGCTCTGGAGGTGGTTCTAACTCCTGTTCTGGAGGTGGTATTAAAACACGTTCTGGGAATTGTTCTAACTCCTGTTCTGGAGATGATTCTTGACTTACTTTTTCTTCTTCATATAATTCTCCTTGTCCTGATATTGGATAGCGCGCTTCTTCTAGCGCACCAGTAGTTTTATTTTTTATCAATGAACCATAAATATTAAATGTTTGAAAAATACTTTTAATAATAATATAAATTTTAATAAAACTTAATGAAACAATTTTACATAATATTCTCTTTTTAGTTAATAGTTTGGTGTCTTCACTGCTCCGTGCTAAATTTTTTGATTGCAATATTTTATTCAAATCTTTTATGTCAAAAAAATATAATACTTTATTATTATAGTTAATATTGGATTTTACTTTACCTTCACTATATATAGTTATGTCAAAAGGAATTTTTACTCTATTTATATAATTTTCAAAAATTTCACTAGTTAATATATACAAACTTTCACATTCATCACATTTACTTTTATTATCATTTCTTCCATTATTTTTATAATCTTCAAAATCTGAAACAAAATTTAGTAATAAATTTGAATTATTTAAATAATATGCAAATTTTTTATTTATAAATAAATCTAAATCTTCATCTGTTTTTGTTGAAGTAGATAAAAAATCTCTTAAAAAATTCATATTACTAATATATACTAATATATTATTATTATTATTATTATTATTAATATTAATATTAATATTATTATTAATATTATTATTAATATTATTAATATTATTATTATTAATTTAAATTGAATAAAATAGGTTTAAAAATAAAGTATTAAATAATAGTGTAAATTATATGTTAGAATCATCGCAATGTAATTATGAAAACTTTATAAATAAAAGCCAAAAATTTAATAAACAAGAAACAAGAAAAAATAAAACAAAAGAAAATAATAATAAAAAAATATGGAATATTTTCGATGAAGAATGTAAAATAGACGATACTATAGAATGCATATATAATAAAGAAGATGCAACTATAAATGATAATTTATGTACTAATTGTAATGTTTCTTTGCATGTAGGCGAAGATGGATTTTTAACATGTTCAAATAACAAATGTGGTCTTATTTATAAAGATAATTTAGACCAAACTGCTGAATGGAGATTTTATGGTGCGGATGATAATAGTCATAGTGATCCAACTCGTTGTGGTATGCCTATTAATCCATTGTTAAAAGAATCATCTTATAGTTGTAAAGTGTTATGTCCTGGTAAATCAAGCTATGAGATGCATAAAATTCGTAGATATACAGATTGGCAAGCTATGCCATATAAAGAAAAGTCGCGCTATGATGAATTTCAATTAATATCTAATATTTCACAAAATTCAGGAATTCCTAAAATTATAATAGACGAAGCAATGAGACTACATAAAAAAATTTCAGAAACGAAAACATATAGAGGATTAAATCGCGATGGAATTATTGCGGCATCAATATATATTGCTTGTAGAATCAATAATTATCCTCGAACAGCAAAAGAAATAGCAAATATATTTAATTTAGATAATGCTAGTGCAACAAAAGGTTGCAAAAATGCTTTGTCTATTATTAATGAAATTGAACATAATAATAATGTAAATGAAGATATTACATCACTAAGTAAAACAACACCATCATCATTTATTGAACGCTTTTGTAGTAAATTAAATATTAATAATGAATTAACAAATGTTTGTAAATTTGTAGCATTTAAAATAGAACAATTGGGATTAATACCAGAAAACACACCTCATTCTATTGCAGGCGGCATCATATATTTTGTCTCGCAAGTGTGTAATCTAAATATTACAAAATCATCAATTAATAATGTTAGTAAAATTAGTGAAGTAACAATCAATAAATGTTATAAAAAATTAGAAGCCTACAAAACTACTTTAATACCAGAAACAATTTTATCTAAATATAATTCATAATTTATTGAATATTGTTATTTATTAAATATTATTATTCATAATACTAATACTATAAAATAGATACTATAAATAATAATATTTAAAAATTATTTATATATTTAGTATATAAATAATTTTATAATGGAAACAACCATACCTAAATTAATTTTTATTGTTCCATATCGTGATCGTAGGCAAGAAAAATGTATTTTTTCTGTTTACATGAAATATATTATGGAAGATTATAATAAAAATGATTATGAAATATACTACAGTCATCAAACAGATTCAAGACCATTTAATAGAGGTGCTACAAAAAATATAGGTTTTTTAGCTATGAAAAAAAAATATCCAAATGATTATCATAATATAACCTTTGTATTTAATGACATTGATACACTTCCAGTAACAAAAAATACATTTGATTATGCAACCACCAAGGGAATTGTCAAACATTTTTACGGATTTACTTTTACTTTAGGTGGAATTTTTTCAATAGTTGGTAGCGATTTTGAAAAGTGCAATGGTTTTCCTAATAACTGGGGTTGGGGTTTAGAGGATAATGTTATGAATGATAGAGTTTTATTAAATGAATTCATTATTAAAAGAGACCAGTTTTATCCTCGCGAAACGAGAGAAGTTATTCATTTATATGATACTCCAAATAGAATAATTAATAACAAAGAACCGGGTAATTATGTAAATAAAAATTTCAATGATAATTTGAGTAATATACACGATTTAGATTATATTATTGTTCCAAATACAATAAGCAATATAAATAATGAAACAACAAATGAAATAATAAATGAAACAACAAATAATATTAAAGTAAGCACTATAGAACAAAGAGAATACATGATAAATATTTCACACTTCAAAACATATGTAAATCCTGCAAATGAAATTTTTTACACACAAAATACTTTTTACGAGTCAAAACTAACGCCTAAAATGTATGAAAAAATGATACATAAACAGACTTGGGCATTAAGTAATCGTTTTATTTAATTATTTAATTATTTAATTATTTAATTATTTAATTATTTAATTATTTAATTATTTAATTATTTAATTATTTAATTATTTAATTATTTAATTATTTAATTATTAAATTATTAAATTTGATTATTAATTTATTTAAATAAATTATATAAATTAATAAATTTAAAATGCCTTATATTTTAGAAGTGCAAAAAATGAAGTGGAACTCTAAAACTCGACATATAGGATATATTAATATGGTTTTTGAAACAAAGCAAGATGTGGTTAATTATTATAATAGGTTCAATCCACATATGCAACAATTAAATAAAAAATAACTGGTCTAGTGTCTGGGATCCCAAAACTTATTTAATGTATATTGTAAGAGAGCATTTTTATGAATACTTACACATAATACCGTTTGAAAATATAAACAATAATAGCACTAATTTTCTATAGGAATTTTATCTTTATTGGGACAATTATAATTATGAGCAAATAAACTGGTATCCTCTGGATTATTCGGCGCTGCTGTTCCTGTTTGTCCTTTACAAATAGGACATTCATATATTTTCTCTTTATTTTTGTTATATAAAACATTAACTTTAAAAGTTTCTCTTGGTTTTGAATAAGCGTCTTGAATAAAACTTGATTTGAAACTTGTAGATACTGGAGATGTGAGTCTTAATGGGATAAGAGATGTGCTATATTGCGTGGGTGAAATGATTGCTTTACCACAAGAAAACTCTGAAATATTACATGAATATTCAATCATATTTGGTTCTAAGGAAAACAACTTTTTTGAGAAAGTATTCATTAAATTAATTATATCTTCTGTTGTAAGACCATTGGCATAAACACTCTTTGAGGGTTCATTTATACGAAATATTACAACACTGGTTATGGTTGCACCATTACTATCTAATGTTTTTTTTATATTAATCAATTTATTTTGTAGTTCTATATAGTCTGTAGGACTTTCGTGTGTTAAAAATGTTCCATGTCTTTCAGATATTTTAAAAATGCCCCCAATTGCTATACAGTTTACCAAATTAAATGTTGAAATTGGAGCAGACCCATAATTTATAATTGCCTCTTTTTGTTGAAATTGCGTTTCCATTTGATTTGCTGTTATTACTCTTATAACTCCTCCGGCCATTCTTTTTAGTTTGTTTTTTCTATTTTTGCTTGTCTTATTTTTTTGTTCTGTTTTTTGTTTTGTTTTTTTGTTTTTTTTTCTTATATTCTTTATGTGATATTTCTTACTTCTGAAATATTTAGTCATATATATAATTATATATTTTAAATGTTTTTTTAAAAATCAAAATGTTAAAATAAAATTACTCGACAGTTACAACTTTTGCTAAATTTCGCGGTTTATCAGGGTTTATATTTTTAGCAATTGAAATTTCATATGCCAATTTTTGTAATAGCACAGTAAATATTATTTCATTATAATAATCTAATTTATATAATAATATATATTTGCTCTCATTTATTTGGAATTCATCTATAACAGTTTGTGAATTTGTTATAACAAATAAGTTTGTTTCACGACCAAGTATTTCATAATAAGTTGATTTTATATTAGCATAATTCGTAATATCATTATAATCAATTAATAATAAAGTCAAATTAGAACTATCCAATAAAGCAAACGGTCCGTGTTTTAATGAACCGGCTGAAAATCCTTCACAATGAATATAAGTAACTTCTTTTATTTTTAATGCTGCTTCACACGCTATTGGATATAATTTATGTTTTCCTAATATAAATATACTATTAATATTGTCATTAATAATATTTGTTTTTAAAATACTAACTTTATTCATAATTTTACTATTATTTAATAATTGGGTTATGTTACTTGAAAGAACTCTTAAACAATTTAAATTTTTTATATTATTTAATTCGTTATCTATAAACCACATACTAATTAAGCTGAGAACTATTAACATGCTAGTAAAGGATTTTGTTGATGCTACACTAATCTCTGATCCGGCATTTAAATAAACACCGCAATCAACTTCGCGTGCTATTAATGAGTCAACTTTATTTATAATTCCCATTGTCAAACATTTTTTTTGCTTGCAAATTTTTAAACAATTATATACATCTATTGTTTCTCCCGACTGAGATAAGAAAATACATACAGTTTTAGCAATACTTCTACCATTTGGCAAAGTATTTTCATCAAATTCACAAGCATTAACAGTTTTAACATTTATAAAATAATTTATTTCATTAAAGTATATTTCCCCTAATATAGAAGCATTAAAACTAGTGCCACAACCTATCAAATAAACAAAGTCAATACTATTAATATTATTTAATAAACGGTCAAGTCCCCCCAATTTTATTTTATTGTTGTTGATTCGCCCTCCGTAATTATATGCTTTTTGTATTGTTTCTGGTTGTTCCATTATTTCTTTTAACATCCAATGAGCATAATCTTTTTTAGCATTGTGAAAATCTTCATAAATTGCTTTTTTTACACTGTTATTATTATTAGCGTTATTATTTGATAAATCATATTCATTATTTTCGCCCAAAAATTTATAACTATTGTTATTAACTTTTACAATAGTGTTATCGCTCAATGGAATATAATCATATACTAATCCAACAAATCCGTTTGTTTCTGAAGCACATATTATATAATTAGTATTATAACCTAAAAGTAATGGAGAACCTTTCCTTGTTATATAATATGTATCTGGTATTTTTGTATAAACTATAATAAGAGCCCATGTTCCTTCTAGTTTTTGTAAGCATTTTTTAAGTGCTTCTTCAAAATTAACACTAGTTAATGTATAATATTCAATTAAATTAGCAATAACTTCACTATCAGTATCGCTGTAAAATTTATAATTATTTGCTATTAAAAATTCTTTAATTGCCAAAAAATTATTGATTATACCATTATGAACTAATATAATATCTCCATTTTGTGAATAATGTGGATGTGCATTATAATCTGTTTTACCTCCGTGTGTAGCCCATCTAGTATGTCCTAGAGCAAATTTAGAAAAAATGTTGCTGTCTAGATTTTTCTTTATATATATATTTTTTAATAAATCAAAGCAATCTTTCTTAGAAGTAGATGCCTTTTTTAATATATCATGTTTATTTGTATTTGAGTTCATATAACAAATTCCCATTGAATCATAGCCTCTATTTTGTATTAATTCTAGACTATTAAAAATATGCTCTAATGCATTTATATTTTTTTTAGAATATATAAATGTTATTCCACACATTATTTAACTAATATATTAGTTACTATAAAAGTTTTAATTATTAATATTAATTGTTTTAATAATAATAATAATAATAATAATTATTATTTTATTAGTTTGTTGCTTTCTAAAAATCATCTCCAAATTCAAAAGTATTTACTCTTGAATCTTTTGTAGCGAGTGAATATTCGCTTACACGATCTTCAAAAAAATTGGTTTTTGTTTCAATGCTTATATTTTCCATCCATTCAAACGGATTTTTGCTTTCATAAATTTTATCTCCCCCTAATTGCACACTTAGGCGGTCAGCAACAAATTCAATATAGTCTTTCATTAAAACTTGATTCATACCAATTAATCTACAAGGAAGCGCTTCAGTAATAAATTCAAGTTCAATTGATACTGCTTCACTAATTATTTCATGAATTTTTGGTTTTTTAAGTGGTTTTAATAATTTACTATGTAATAATACAGCAAATTCAGTGTGTAAGGCTTCGTCGCGAGATATTAATTCATTAGAAAAGGTTAATCCGGGCATCAATCCGCGTTTTTTTAACCAATAAATAGCACAAAATGCTCCCGAAAAAAATATTCCTTCAATACAAGCAAATGCAACTAATCGCGTAGCAAAATTAGATTTTTTATCATTAATCCACTTAATAGCCCAGTCACCTTTTTTTTTAATACATTCATATTCGTCTAGCGCATTAAATAATTTTGACTTTTGCGTTTTATCTTTAATATATGTATCGATTAAAGTAGAATATGTAATAGAATGAATATTTTCCATAGCTATTTGTAAACCGTAAAATGCGCGTGCTTCACTAAGTTGAACTTCGCCCATAAACCGCACTCCTAAATTTTCCAATACAATACCATCACTCGCGGCAAAAAATGCTAAAATCATAGATATAAAATGCCTCTCATCTTCGGTTAAATTTTCCCAATCTTTATTGTCTTTTGATAAATCAATTTCTTCGGCTCTCCAAAACAAATCTTCGGCTTTTTTATACATTTTCCAGATGTCTTGATCTTTAATTGGAAACATTACATAACGATTAAGGTCTTCTTGTAATAATGGCTCTACACTATTTTTGTTCATCCTAAATAATATATGTATAGATTTTTATATTTTTTTTATATATATTATAAAAATTGAAAAATAAAAAAATATATTTAGAAAAATCAAAATTTTAGTTATAATATACATAAAATATGAAATTCAAATTGCCAAAAAACATAACCTCTAATAATGTTATAAAAAATATTTTATATTTAATAAGTTTAGCATTAGTTGTAAGTTATATTTTAAATGAGCAAAGTTTAGCAGCTTTAAGTTTTACAGTAACTGCAGGTGTAGTATATGTAATAAGTAAAAGTGTTGTTATTGCTCTATTATTATCAATAATTATTACTAATTTATTATTATCAATGAATTATTTAAAAGAATCAAATGCAATAGGAAGTTTTGACTGATGGCGCAAACGACGCCGCTATTGATGGTGTGTTGTATGTTTAAATAAGTATAAAATAAAGAACTGTTTTTTATGCTAAATTATGTATGTGTAAATTTATATTTATATAAATATAAATATAAATATAAATATAAATATGAATATGAATATAAAATTCAATTTACCAAGAAAACTTATTTCTAGCAATGTTGTTAAAAATGTTTTATATTTAATAACTTTAGCATTGGCAGTAAGTTATATTATAAATGAGCAAAGTTTAGCGCTTATAAGTTTAATAGTAATTGCTAGTGGAATATATTTCATAAATAAAAGTGTTGTAATTGCTTTGCTTATATCAATTATTATTACCAATTTATTATTAGCAACGAATTATTTTAAAAATAATGATATGCTAGAACATCTTCAAAGTGGTTCTAGTTGTTGTTCCGGAGAAACATTTTATACTTCAAACTTATTGAATTATAACTCTTTAAGTGAGAATATAAATAATAAGAGAACTTGTGATACAATAGAAACTGATATTAGTGCTCATCTTAACACAATTTCCACTAATGAATCACAAAAAGCTAGATTTTTTTCACAATTATATTCAGATAATAATTATGCAAAAGCAAAAAGTATATGCAATACTATGGATCCCATTAGTATTAAGTATAATACGAAAGGAACAGTATTTAAAAAATTCGAAATAAATATTACTGTATTAGAAAATCCTAATACATTACCAAAAGATATATTAGATATATTAGCATTTAGCACTATTAGAAATAATTTAAATACAAATGATAAAACTATTTTAGAAAGAGATGTAATTATACCATTAGAAACTATGAATAGTAATTTAATTAGTTTTTCAAGACAAAATAATTTACAAAGACCCGTAAATATTTCAGATTTAACAACTATTCAACAACAACAATTAGCTACTATAAAAACTATACTATTAAGATTATATAATTCATCTAATACATCATTAACAAGAACATCAAAAGATATAACTTATACATTAGTAAGAAAAAATACTACAAATTCTTATCAACCGGTAGGAACACAATATATACTAAATACAGACCAATTTTTTGATTGCTCTGGTAATATTCAGACAACTAATACGGGAACATTTTCAGCATCCAATATAATAGAATTAAGCAATAATGATTATTTTGGGACATCTGGCATTCCTGTTTCAAGAGGAGGATTAGGAGACGCTAGTTATAATCCATATGGTGCACTAACACAGTCCAATTTATATCCAAGCAACAAAGATTTAGAAATGGAATTGCGTAGATTAGAGACAGTGCCTTCTTCTGGAAATGTTCCAGTTAATATAATTAGTAGTTATTTAAATGCAATAAATAGTTTTTATGAAAAACAAATACAAAATTTGATTAGTTCTAAAAGTAATATTTATAGCCAAGAATCAATAAATGATATATATAGTATTAAAACAATGAAACCAACATTTTTTACATATGATAATTGTTATAATAATACTTATCAATGCCAAGATAGTATAACAGGAAACTCTGCTTTTAAATATTGCGGTCCTGCTGCGTATTATGAAATCCCAAGATTTTAATATAACTTTATGTTTATGAATTTTAACTTTTTTGACTTTTTAAAAATATATATTATATAGCTTATATATAATTATATAATATGTATGGTTATGACCCTATATTTTTAGAAAAAAGAAAATTAAATGAATGGTTACAAGAATCAAATGATAACATTATAGTAATTTTTGATAAAAATAGTTTGAAATTTTCTGCGTCACCAAATGATAGCATGAAACATAAATCACAAGACAAAGTTTTTTGCTTAAAAAAACAATTTTTATTTAACCCAGAAATAAAAGACATATATGTAAAATGTATTATAGAAAATGATCAAATTATGGTAAAAAAGACATATGCTAATAAAACTACTTATAACAACATAGGATATTATATTAATAAAAATGTATTAATTGATATTAAAACTATAAAACCTTCATTACATGAAAAACGAATTTTTAAAGTTTCAATAAATAGTGAAGAGGAAGATAAGACCGGAGAGAATATGTATATTTCAAAAGAAACTTTAGCATTATCTAAAATTGGAGTATTTAAAAACAAAGAAATAAATGCACTAGATAAAAAAATTACTAAAAAAAATATACCATATAACGAAGACGTTTATTTTGAAAAGTTATTATCAAACGCATTGTTTGACTATTCTTATAAATGGGATGGACCAATAAATTCTTATTTACGATTAGGTCTCCCCTATTTTTTGACTCCTATTTTTAATCAAACATATAAAGTTTATGGAGACACTAAAAAAAATGCTTGCTTCGCAATTTTAGCTAAAGTAGAAGATTTAGATAGAGCATTTTTAGAAGCCGCACCAAGGCATGAAGACTCGGAAAAAGCATATTTTAGAGGAATGAAACAACCTTTTGAAAATTTAAATAAAGAAGGTGACTCAATAACAGTTCCAAATTTTATGTCTATTACTACAAACTTTAAGGTAGCAGTGGGATTTTCAGGAATTAAAAAAGTTGGACAAGCTTTAGTAAATAATTGCTGCGTATATAAAATTTTGCTATCAAATGGTGTACCATATGTAAATATGGTAAATACAACAAAATATAAAGCTGAAAATGAAACATTATTACCAAGAAATTTAAAATTAACTCTTATAAAAAAAGCAACATTGCCACATCAATATTATGGTGAAATTCCAATAATTGTTGTAAGAGTTTCATTGCAAAATAATGACCAATTTAAAATTCCTAGTGGTTGTAAGAAATTTTATTTAGGAAAATTAATTAGTGTTAATTCGTCATATTTAGACTTAACTACTAAATCCAAAACTGATAAAATTGCATTAGAAAAAATAATACCAGAAAAAATAATACCTGAAAAAGTGATGCCTAAAAAAGTGATGCCTGAAAAAGTGATGCCTAAAAAAATTAATACAATAAAATCAAAACGAGAACGATGCCCTAACGGAAGTCGTAAAAATAAAGAAACTGGAAATTGCGAACCAAGTATAACTAATTCTGTTAAAAAAGAAAATAAACCATTAAAACAAAAAACAAAATCTAAGCGATGCCCTAATGGAACTCGTAAAAATAAAATAACTGGACTATGTGAAAAAATTAATGAAGTTTAAATTAATTAATTCTTACTAAATTTTTAGAAAATTCTTTAATATTATTATTTACTAATAATAATATGAGAGATTGTTGCACTAGCACAAAAAGAGCAAAAAAATGTAGAAGAAAAGATGGGAAACTTTTTAGTCTTCCACGAAAATTTACTAAAAAACGTTGTGCTCATATTAAAGGTTTCACTATGCGCTCATCGTGTGCGCCATATAAATATTGCTAAAGTTTATTTACTATAACTATAAAATAAATATGCCCCAGTAGCCCCCAATAGTTGAGCAATTATATAGACTACAAATTTGGAAGCATCTATTTTCTTAGATAATAACATCATATAACTTACAGCAGGATTGAAGTTGCCACCAGAAACTTTACCGCCAAAATAAATAACCGATGCTAAAGCGATACCTATTGCTAAAGGATCACCCGACATTAAAATTACTGCCAAGAAAATAAAAGTCCCTATGAATTCTGTGAAAAATTCTAATAACATTTTATATATATAAAAATATAAAATAAAAAATAAAAACACAAAAATATAAAATAAAAAATAAAAACACAAAAATATAAAATAAAAAATAAAAACACAAAAATAAAAAATAAAAACACTAAAATTTACAAATAAATATAAAGAAAAATGTAGTATTATATAAAGTTATGAATAAAGCTATAACAAAATCTACTATTTATGACCCAGATACAGATTCTGTAAAGCATGTAGATGATACATATGATGGAACACCATTTTTTAGAAAAAGTTATGGCAAACCTCATCCATTCTTACATTATTCAATAAAAGCAGAAAGTGCAATAGTTAAAATATTAATGACACATCCACATCCAAATATTGTATATTATTATGACATTAATAGTAAATATGTTGATATGGAACAAGTAGAAACACATAAATCGAATCCATTATATAACCCTGTTTTAACACGTGAAGACTTAAATGAAATAATAGAAATAATGACTAAAGTGAAAACTTTTTTACAAGCACTAGGAATTGTGTACGTAGATTGGAAATTTGATAACATGGGAAAATCTGTGGATGGAAAATATAAATTGTTTGATTTTGATGCGTCTGGACTAATTGATTTAACAACGCAACAATGGAAACTTAAAGCAAATCCTATATATTGGAGTTACAATGAGGCAATTAAAAATGGAGCACAAACACCAAAAGAAATAGATGATTGGTCTTTTAACTATAATATTATTGAAGAAGGGGAAAAATTGATTAAAAACTAATTAACACATAAATAAACAAATTTACCATAAATAAACATGACTTAATATTTTAGCATTATAATAACCGTTTGATTTTCTTTTTTCTAATGCTATTGCTGCTCCTCTTTTTTTTGTTCCAGAGTGGCGGTTAAAATAATTTTGCATACGCTTGCGATCATTGTGATTTTTATAAGCATATAATTTTAAGGGTGTTCTGTCCTTAAATTGTTGATAATCTGAAGCACCAAAATGTATTTTGCGTATTTTCTGTGTTGTTTTATTTTTAACATATGCTGTATATTTTTTGCCAGTTATTTTACTTCTCTCAAATTTTATTATTTTTTCTTTCATTATATTATTATATTATTATTTTATTATATTATATTATTATAATATAATGAATGTACCAATTAAATATTTACCTAAACACATAACCAAAAAAGATAAAAAAATAATTTCAAATGAATTAAAAAAATCACGCAAAGCTTATAAAAAAAATAGTTATATTACGCGAAAACATATTTCATCATATAAGTCCAAGCCCTCACAACATATATTAAATGTAAAAAAATTATATAATATTGATAAATTAGTAATTAATCCTAATCTCTCTAAAAAAACTGGGTGCTCTATAAATTCATTACGCAAAATTGTAAATAAAGGACAAGGTGCTTATTATTCGTCCGGTTCAAGACCGAATCAAACCAGTCATAGTTGGGGACTAGCGCGCTTAGCCAGTTCTATTAGTGGTGGAAAAGCATCAGCAATAGATTATAAAATATTAGAAAATGGATGTATTAAATCATCTAAAGCACTAAAATTGGCCAAAAAAGCAAAATTAAAATACAAAAGCGGAACGCGTAGAGTTAGAAAAACCAAATTATTCTAAAAGGTAATTTATTTAGAATACACTAATCCTGCAAAACCATTTTGGAACAATAATATATTATATTTTTCTTCAATAACATGTAAATTATAATTATATTTATAAATACTAGTAGGATCTTTTGATACTCCTATAACAGCACCCGTTTCCTCGTCGCATATTGTTGTAAAATTTGAGCTTATAGGATCTATAGGAGGATTACTGTAATTATTATACTCAAATTCGATTGTTTTAAATAAATTAGTATTAAATGCTCCAGTCGGTTGCTGTTTGAATGGATCTGTTGTTAGTGAAAAATTATAACAATATAATCCTGTTTTAGAACAAGATCCATTAGATTTATTATATTTTTCAACTTTACTAAAAATATTGCTATCAAAATCTTGCTCTCTATATTTACCATCACAAATAATAGCAAAGTTCTTCATTATTTCGCATTGATTTGTTTGTGAATATATATCAGGACTATAACCTGTTATATAAATATTTTTGGAAATATCGCCACTATAGGTAAAATTAGGGCTATAATACTTATACTCACTAACAATGCTAAGTTTTTCTAAATCATTTGGAATTTTGTCTTCATATAACCAATTAGTATAGTTAGACCATTCATTTCTAGAAGCAACATCACTTCTTTGAAAATACCACATCCAACTACTAATTAAACCCTTAGACTCTATTTTAATTTTATTTGACTTTATTGCTTTTTCAAAGTTGTATTCATTAATTTCTCGTATTAAATAACTCTGACTATTTTTAGCAAAATGTTTTCTCTCGGTTTCTTCCAAAAAACATTGTGTACATATTAAATGAATATTACTATTTATAGTAGTGCTATAATTTCTATAACTATCCTCATCAAATATTAAATCTCTAAATGGAGGAGCATGTATAAATCTTTTAAATTGATAAATAAAATTATTTTGATTTGCTTGAATTTGTGGAAAATTGTTATATTGAGTAATATTAGAAGAATTGTCAAACAAAACATCTTTTATTGTATATAATTCATTAATAGGTCTCAATGTAAAATCAATAACTAACTCACTATATTGTAAACATATTAATGGAAATGCCATTAAGGAAGACATTGAAAACCAACTATTTATTGGTATATATAAAGTAAACTCACGAATTGACGGTTCAATATTAGTTGCATCAGGATTTACATCGCTTCCATTAAACGCGTTTGGATAATTATTATTTCTATTATTATACTTTGCTGGGTCATTTAGTTCATCAATATTTCCTGTCATTTTATCAAATATTGCTTTTTTATGTGCATCAAAATCACGCTCCACAATATTTTGTAAATAATGACCACTAAATTTCTGTATTGTTATCCCATCAATTGTTATATTAACTTCTTTAATTATTTGACAACCAATATTTTTAATCCACTTAAACTCGTATGGTCTGTATTCATTATTATATTTTAAAACTGGGCTCCATATTTTAGGTAATTTTACTACTAAATAAATATCCATTAATAAATCTCCATAGCGCATAATTTTAAAACTATATTTGGAAATTTTAGTAATATCTAATTCTGTTTGTCCCACTTGATCAATTCTAAATTTTTGTAATCCAAAATTGGTATATTTAGAATATGTCGATTTAAAAAAACTTCTTGTTGGATTACCTGTTAGTATAATATTTTGATTTCCTAGTGCTATTAAATTTAATAATCCACCTGCCATTATATTAATTAATATAACATTATACTTTTTATTTATGTTATAATATGTTTTAAATTTTATATAGTAAATATAATATATAGTAAATATAATTATTATGAGCGCGAATATTAAAGCGAATATTGCAAGTCTTACCAGAACAATTGCTAACTTAAATACACAAACAATTGTACAAATAACACTAGTTATTATTGCATTAATTATTTTTGTTGTATTTATTTGGATTTTTAATAAAGCAGGATTAAAAGACAAATCTTGCACCAACTTAGATAATATTTATTCTAATCCAACAAATGAGTCTTATTTTAATGGTAATAATATTATTAAACCCAGTGCTTTAGCCCTATTTGATAATTCAAATAGTACATTAATTAATTATCATGTTAAAAGTGCATATAATTGTTGCTGTGGAGATGAATATAAGAATAATTTTGTTAATATATGTGCTTTAGAAAAATGTATTAGTAATGGTTGCAGATTTTTGGATTTTGAAATTTATTCATATAATAATGTTCCTATTGTTGCTTCGTCTTCAGCAAATAATAATAATATTAAAGAAACTTATAATGCTTTATTATTGAGCGAAGTTTTAACTACAATAATTACAAATGCTTTTGATGAAACAAAAACAATATGCGCAAATGATCCATTAATATTAAATTTTAGAGTGATGAGTGAAAATGTAATAATGTTAGAAAAAATGGGTGATTTATTTGAGGAACATTTAGATAAAAGTATTAATTCTAATTTTTCATTATTAGTATATAAAGATGCATCTATAAAAAACATCAAAATGAAATATTTATTTAGAAAAATCATAATTATATGTAATTTTAATTCCACCCCTAACATTATTCTAAATCCTAAGTTAGTAAAATTAAAAAAATATATTAACTTGCTAGATAAAGGTTTGTATTGTAATACTTATAGATATCAGGATGTAAAAATTAAAGATGGCAATGCGCAATTTATAGAAGAAACAAAAACAAAATTTACAATAGTATTACCAGATTTAGATAATACCAAAACGAATTTTAATAGCACTAGTTCTTTTTTAAATGGATGCCAAGCAATTTGTATGAAACATCAGGCAGATCCAAAATCAGATGCTAATTTAAAATTTTATAATGAATACTTTGAAGAAGTTAATAGATATTCATGGAGAATGAAGGACATGCGAATAATAAATGCAGCACCTGACGCAATTGAAACTTCTACTGGAGTATCTTTAGATTTTAGTTCAACTGAAAACACTAGCGACGCAGTAGCAAATGCAATATTAGGAAATTAGGTAATTGGGGAATTAAGGTAATTGGACAATTGAGGAATTGATTACTATAATAAAGTGTTAAGTTTTTTATGTTTTCATTTTTAATGTTAATAATATTATATTAGTATAATATAATATTATGAAAGAATCTTATGAAGAAAAAGAATTGAAAATATTAAGAAATGCTATAGATAATGCTACATACATAATTGGAAAAAAGTTGGTTCAATCAGATACAATTAAAAATATTATTGAAATTTTAGAAACTTTTTTACGAACGCATAAAATATTATGTTATGGTGGAACTGCTGTAAATAATATACTACCAGAGCAATATAGATTTTATAATAAAAATATTGAAATACCTGATTATGATTTTTTTTCACCATATGCTACTGAATATGCGAGAGATTTAGCAGACATATATTATAAAGCAGGTTATGAAGAAGTAGAAGCAAAATCAGGAGTGCATAGTGGCACATATAAAGTTTATGTAAATTTTGTACCAATTGCAGATATTACTTTATTAGACAAGAAATTATTTAAAAATGTCTCTAAAAAAGCAATAAAAATTAATGGAATTAATTATTGTCCGCCTAATTTTCTTCGTATGGCAATGTATCTTGAATTATCGCGCCCAATGGGAGATGTATCTAGATGGGAAAAAATCCTAAAACGAATTAGTCTATTAAATAAAAATTATCCATTAAAAGGTATATTATGTGATAAGCAAGATTTCCAGAGAAAATATGAAGGATCACCCGAAGATGAAAAAAATATATATGAAATTACTAGAACATCGTTTATTAATCAGGGTTTAGTTTTTTTTGGAGGTTATGCATCAACTCTATATAGTAAGTATATGCCATATAAAGAAAGAAGACAAGTTTCTAATATTCCAGATTTTGATGTATTAAGCGAAAATCCCCAAGAGAGCGCTACTATTCTTAAGGAACAATTACACTATGAAGGTTATAAAAATGTTAAGATTTTTATAAAAAAATCAATAGGCGAATATATTGATGTTCATTATGAGATTATTGTAAATAATGATGTTATAGCATTTATTTATAAACCAACTGCTTGTCATAGTTATAATTTAATAAATATTAATGGACAAAAAATAAAAGTAGCATCAATAGATACAATATTAAGTTTTTATTTAATATTTATATATGCAGATAGACCTTATTATGATGAAAATAGATTATTATGTATTGCAGAATATTTATTTAAAGTTCAATTAAAAAATCGTCTTCAACAAAAAGGGTTATTGCGAAGATTCAGTGTATTATGTTATGGAAAACAAAAAACATTAGAAGATATGAGAGAAGAAAAAGCCAAATTATATGCCAAAATTAGAGCAAATGAAATATCACGCGATTCAAAATTATATAATATGAATTTTTTTAGATATATACCTAAAGAACTAAATTATCACGGTAAAAATAAATCACAGAAAAATACTAAACATAATAGTAATAATAGTAGGCATACAAAGAAATATAAAAATATTAAAAATTAATAAAAATTATATAATAAAAATTATATTTTATAAAGTATACATTTACCATCTTTTATTGTTTTTGCTAACTTATATTTTTTACATGAAACCCTCTTAGATTTTAATTTTATAGAATCTAAAGTACTATTATGTTTTATTGTTTGGTTTATAATTTTTTTTTTAAAACTAGCATTTACATAATCAATATATGGAGTAAATAATTTGGTATTATTTATTTCTGGATGCCCTTGAAATCCAAAAAATGGATATTTTTTATGTTTTACTATATCTATAAACTGTGTCTTATTTTTATCTAAACTAGTAGCAATAACTTCATAATTTTTAATTTTGTGTTTTATAGTTAATTCTAATGCTAACGAATTATTATGAATAAGTTTTTTTGTTTTATTAAAATTCTTTTTAAATAAGTTTCCCAGTTTTGTATTACTAAATTGTGGTGTTGTTTTATAATTATAAAACGAGTTTACATTAATAAAAGTATTGTTAATAGTTTTTTTTGTTAAATTATAATTTTTTTCAATTAAAATCATATTTTCATAACCATGACATATTGCTAATATTGGTATTAGTATATTATTATTAGCCATTAATTTGATCTTTTTTACTATATATTTTTGCATTAAAAAATGTTGCTTTATAAATTTGTTACTATAATTATTACCTATTTGACTTCCAGGAAATATTAGACCATTTAAATTTGATAATACTTTATTTAATTTAAACTTTTTAATAGTATATGGGATTATAATATATTCAATAGAATTTTGCTTTAAAAAATGTATTATATTTTCTTTTAGAAATATTTCATCAGAATTATTATTTTTTATATAGGGTGTTGCTAAAATACCTATTATTGGCTTAGTTTTAATCATAATAATTATAATTACTATTATTAGTAAATATATTTACATTGGTCAATAAAAAATTATTAAATCATAATGCAAAAGTGTATTTTATATTTTATTAAAATATATAAAATATAATAAATTTATATATTTTTAAATTAATAATTTTTAAAGTATAATTACATTCTTGGGAAACCAACCAAATTAGCGCCAATGCCAAAACCAGCGCCTGTTCTTGCACTTACACCCATTGTTGGAATAAAAGTATCTAGTATAGAGAATGTGGCAGCAGCCATTAAAGCTATAATAGCAATTTCTTCCATTTTCAATGGTTTTTGTGGAATAACAAAAGCAACTATTGCTACCATTAAACCTTCAATTAAATATTTAACAGCTCTTTTTATTAATTCACCCATACTAAAATTCATTTTGTTTTATAATAATACTTAAGAAAAAAATTATTTTTTTACACATATTAAATTATTTCAAAATTGCCTAAATATATAATTATAAAAAAATGTAATTATAAAAAAATGTAATTATATATTGTTTAAAATAAAATACTTAAAATTATAGTGAAATACTATTTTATAAAATGTTTACAAAAAAATCTTCTAAATCCAAAGATAAGGACAAACAACCTCCTAATTTAGAAAAAACCAAATATGTAGATTTATTAGATGAAGATAAACCGTTAGGAGGGCAAAAATATGTATGTTTAAGTTTTATTTCACCAGAAGACCATATTAAAAATAAAGAATTATTTTATTTTGAGAAATTTTTAAAGAACTTTGAGTTTAAAAAAACTTTTGAAAAATATACACAATTTTTGAATTTCTTAGCATACAAATACAATTTAGATTTTAATAAATTAAGCAAAGATATGGAGGAATTTGTAGAAGAAGAAAAAAATAATTTATTTTTAACTACTCTAGACGATGAATATAAATCATTTATGGATGCTAAAGAAGAACAGTTGCAAAAAGAATATAATGAATTACATGAATTTCAAACAAATACGAGGGGTATTAAAGTGCGAGGTGTGTTTGGTTCTCAAGAAGAAGCCGAAATGCGATGCAAAATGTTAAGAGAACTAGATACAAATCATGATGTCTATGTAGGAGCAGTTGGTATGTGGTTGCCGTTTCATCCTGAAGCATATAAGACAGGTCGTGTTGAATATTTAGAAAAAGATTTAAATGAACTTATGAGTCAAAAGAAGAAAAATGATGAGATTTCTAAAGAGCAATTTAAAGAACGCGTAAAAGAAAGTAAAAGGAAAGCAATTGAAGAAAATATTGCTAAAGCTCGTAAAGAAGGCAACAAATTAATGCAAACAATAGATGAAGAGGGTAATTTAATAAATGCGGATAGAATGGATGTTCCTGGTAAAAACTTGCTTTTTGGAGATAAAGAAGATGACGATGTATCTACTGCTGATTTACGCAAAGAATTATTTGAAGCCGAAGATGTTATTGTAGGAAGAAAGAAAGATAATGACCATGGTTTAGGTGAATTATTAGAAAGACAAAAAGAACGCACAGAAAAAGCAACGACACAAGAAAAAGTAGAGTCTATTTCTGAATCTCCTAAAAATAATGATTAACTAACTAATGTGTATAACAATTTTTAATTTTTTTGCTAGAAAATTTATTATTATATTATATTATATTATAACATAATATGTCATCTACTAAATATGTAATATTATATATTAAGCAGGCGAACCTTGACGAAACCATAGATAAATCACTAGAACTTGGTATGTTGGACTATCCAACAATAAGTTTTATAAGGCAAAATATACCCTCTATAAAGGAAATACATCTTACAAGACTTATTCCAACCGAAGCTAATGGAAAACCGAGTCATATAACAATTGTATTTGATGATAACTCCAGAGCACATTGGTGGTATACAAACAGCGAAGGTCTTACAATACCACGTAGATTTAGTAGAGATAAAGATGTGTATACCAATTTTCTAAACTTTTCTATATATTTAGAAGGCATCAATCAGTTCATAGGTATTCCACGATATTTATTAACTCTTTTATACGATAATATGAAAGGTAAAACAGGAACATATGGTGAAGACATTCGTGATCTAAATACATATATAGGAAATTTACTTCCATTACAAAGCGAAACTGAGTTAGATCAATATGGAACACAGATTGAGCCTATATATGGAGAACTAGTGCCATATACTGCTCCTGCCGCCGCAAGCACTACTAATCCTTATTTTCCATTACAAAGCGAAACTGAGTTAAATCAATATGGTACACATATTGGTCCTATGTATGGAGAACTAGCGCCATATGCCGCGGCTGCTGCAAGCAGTACTAATCCTTATCTTCCATTACAAAGCGAAACAGAGTTAAATCAATATGGAACACATATTGGTCCTATGTATGGGGAACTAGCGCCTTATGCCGCGGCTGCTGCAAGCAGTACTAATCCTTATCTTCCATTACAAAGCGAAACAGAGTTAAATCAATATGGAACACATATTGACTCTATGTATGGGGAACGAGGCGGTGGTAGTAATAAAATAAAAAAATCACATAAAAGAAAATCACATAAAAGAAAATTACATAAAAGAAAATCACATAAAAGAAAAATACATAAAAGAAAATCACATAAAAGAAAATAAAATCATAAAAATATATTTATAATATTTATTTAAAAATATTATAAATAAATTTATTACCATTTTGTTTTGCGCACATTTATTTTAGGTCCTTTTTTCTTATCCCTTATATTTGGGTCATACATTTCTTCTTCATTATCAGAGTCTAAATTTTTGCTAATTTCCCAGAATTCTTTTGAACCCAATTTGAATGCCTTATGATGGTCTGCTTTATACCAAAAAATTTGGTCTTGTAATTTATTTGATTTAGCATTATTATTTATTACTAAACACTCAAAATTTTCTGTGCATTGATCCATTACTTGGCAAAAACTTTCGAAAGTTGGAAACATACCAGCATAATTTTCATAAATTCGGCGTCTATTTGCTATATAAGGTTCGCGCAATATGAAAACATAATCAATATTTGTGCGAAGATTTGGAGGAATACCTAAAGGATATTGCATAGTAATAACAAGCATTATTTTCCAATGGCGTCCGTTCATAAAAAGAAGACGCATCATTTTATCTTTAGTCCAACTACCATCATATAAACAATCATCTAAAATAACAAACGCGCGAGGGTCTATATTTGATTTTTTATAAACCTCTATTTCTTTTTTTACTTGCTTTAATACTGTTTTTTGTCTTTTTAAAATATTTTCTATAATAGCAGTATTATATTCATCGTGTATAAAGAGTTTTGGAACATGTTCAGCATAAAAACCATTACCTGCTTCAGTTCCACTAATAACAGTTCCTATTGGTATATCTTGATGATAATAGAGAAGATCTCTAACTAAATATGATTTACCTGTATCACGACGGCCTATTAAAACAATAACAGGACCTTTATTTTCATCTGGTCTAAAGCTAATGGTTTTAATATCAAATTTTTTTAATTCTAATGTCATTATGTTTAATAATAATATTATATATTCTAAGATTTAAACTAAATAATTTTATATCTAACTAAATATTATAAAAAGAAAATAAACTATTTAGTAATAGCTAATATTTTAAATAATATTTAAAAAATATTTAAAATATTATTTAGAAAGATTATTTGTGTTATAAATAGAAAAAATTAGTATTTATAATTTATTAAATGGAATTAAACTATAGAAAAAATAATAACAAGCAACTTTTTGAAACAATTAGCAATACTAAGTTTTTCGATTTAACAAATATTCAAAATTATTTTCCATTGTATAATAATTATTTTGATTTAAATAGCAACAATTACAATGCTATTAATCTAAATAATAAATACAAATTAGAAAATATACTGGAAAAAATTAATTATAACAAATTTGTTGCTGAAATATGTGATATATGTAATAATATATCTAGTAAAAATATTTTTATAAAATTTAGTCCATTAATAGACCCTATTAAATACATGCTAGGTAAATACGATAACTGTTATAATATTTTAGAACTACCTAAATTTTATAATAATGATCATATAATTAGTAATAATGAATATCATAAAAAATATAAAAAAATATTAGATCCAAACAATGCAGCATATATTGATGGTTTTTTTTCCTTTTTATCTAGTTACTTATTAAATAACTATAGTTTTTATAATGGATTAAACTATTATGGAGCATTTTTAGGAATTAAAAATAATTATAGAGTTAATATTTCTGAAGATTTAGAAATTCTAAATGAATCAGACTATTTCCATAAATATAGAGATAACCTATTTTCAATTGAAGCAAGTGAAAAAATAAAAAGTATTTTTGGCAAAACTAATAAATATAAAAAGTCATTATTAATAACTGATAGTGTCAATAGAGATTTAACTAATGATTTGAACATTCAAGATTTGAACATTCAAGATTTGAACATTCAAGATTTAGAGAATAATGAAGCAATTTGTTTGGAAAACAAATCTTTAATTCAAGAGGAATTAGAATTGACATATGAAAATTTAGATATTTTAGATAAATCATCTACTAAATCCAGTAATTATAATACGAGCAAAAATGAAACAACTAATTCAGAGTCGTGTTCATCTAGGTCATCCAATACAGAATCGTTAGACTCAAATAAAACCGATACAGACGATTCTAATAGCGAAGAAAGTTATGATGACGAAGATATATTTTGTTCAATAGACAAATTTCCTGTTCAAATTATAGTATTAGAATGTTGTGAAAATACATTAGATTCTTATATTTCAAGTAAAAAAATTAAAGATGATGAATGGGAATCTATTGTTTTGCAAATATTATTTACATTAATTACTTATCAAAAAGTTTTTCATTTTACTCATAATGATTTACATACAAACAATATTGTATATGTAGAAACCGAAAAAAAATATTTATATTATAAATTTAACAATAGTCATTATAAAATACCCACATTTGGCAAAATATATAAAATAATTGATTTTGGAAGAGCTATTTATAGTTTTAAAAATAAATTTATATGTAGTGATAGTTATTCAGAAGATGGAGATGCTGCTACGCAATATAATTGCGAACCTTATTTAAATGAAAATAAACCACGTTTAGACCCAAATTATAGTTTTGATTTATGTCGCTTAGGATGTAGTTTATTTGACTATTTTATTGACGATTTAGATGATATAAAAAAATTAAAATCCCCTATAAAAAAAATAATGATTGAATGGGTGTTTGACGATAAAAATAAAAATATTTTGTATAAAAATGATGGATCTGAGAGATACCCCGATTTTAAATTATATAAAATGATAGCACGCAGTGTTCATAAGCATACCCCACAAAATGTGTTAAAAAAACCGTTATTTGAGAATTATGTAATAGCAAAAAAGAAAATCAACAATCCAGAAGCAATATTTAATATTGATGAATTACCAATTATGGTTTAAATAATTTTGGTATTTTATATACATTTTATATACAAAATACCAAATACCAAATACCAAATACCAAATACTAGATACTAAATATAAATATAAATTATTAAAAATCTGGTTCATTTGTAAAAGCACTTAGTGTTTCTTTTGAATTACCTATTATTTCATTGATATTAAGTTGTTCCAAACCAAACATTGAAATCATAGAGCACACAAATACTATTAGACTATCTTTTGTTATATTTTTTAATGATTTTTCTTCTTTAGTTATATATTTCATATCTATTATTTTATAAATCATAAATATAATACTTATTGCTAATGAGGGTATTATAAAATTCATTTATTATTACAAAACAAATGAATTTTATATATATAACGAATTGATTTATTTTAATTCTTCTATATCTAAATCTAAATCTAAATCTATGTCAGATTTTTCATCATCAGTACTTAATTCGGTTTTTAAATCTAATATATCTAAATCAATTTCTTGAGGATTGTTTTTAACATTCATTTTATCTATTTTTAATTTATAATTATTTGATTCATTATTTGATTCATTAGCATATTCATTAGCATATTCATTAATAGATTCATTAGTTGATTCGTTATCTGATTCTTCATTAGAAGTAGAATTTAATTTTGATAATAGCGAACTTGTTTTTGAATCTCTATTATTTTTAATTATTTCTAAATTGTCTTCATTCAAATCCTTATTTGCATTTTTAAGTGCTTTCTTTAAATTTGTTTTACTTTCTTCTTTTATTTTTTCAAGTGCTTCTTTTTTAATTTTTTCTAATTCTTTAATTTCTTTTAGTTTATTAAGTTTTTCTAATGCTTCTTTATCTGATACGATTTCCTTTTTTTCTTCTATTTCAACATCGGTTTCTTGTGTTTCATCTAAATACATTTGTAATATGTGTTCAATAGGAATGCTCTCTCTTATTGTATTTAAAATACATTCTTTGACTATTAATTCTAATTCTCTATTATTTTTTTGTGTTTGTAATGGTTTAATGTTTTTTTCAAATAAATATATATTAACATACACCTTTCTAGCAACATTTATATATGTTCTGTGTATAAATTTACCCAAATCTGGTATGTCAATATTAATTTTTTTTTGTTTTAATCCTACACGAGAAGATGTTAGAGATTTTAATTGTGCAATATGAACACAAGATAGCAAATCTTCTAAATAGTTGCACGCACTTGATACAATTATTCTTTGTTTTTCATTTTCAACTATTTCAGAACTCCATTTTGGAATATTATTCAAAAAATTTTGAAATGTCATTAAATATTTAGACTCTTCATTATTTTCTTGGCAAACATTATACGCTTCGGAAAAAACTGATCTTAAACCTTCAATAATACAAGGTGTTAAAGTGTTAGTCAATCTAGCACACCACTCATTTTTTGATTCAATTATTGTTGATAAAGTATAATCATCCATATTTATAGTTTAAATATTATTTTTTAAATAAAATTTAAACTAAATTATTTAATTGTTTAATTATTTAATTGATTAATTGTTTAATTGTTTAATTGTTTAATTATTTAATTGTTTAATTGTTTAATTGTTTAATTAAATAGTATTAAATATTGAAAAATTAATAGGACAATTATTACTATAAAAATATAATATAATAAATATTAAAAATTCTTCACATCGTATTTCCTTTTTGTAAATATCAAAAAAAAATACAAATTTTGAAAAATCAGACTTAAAATTATCACAATTTGTAAAAAATTCTAATAAATTATTAGCACTAATACCTTTGTTATATATTAATGAACTATAATTAAATAGTAGGTCATTTTTTGAATTAGTGACTGGTTCTTTAATAGCATTATCTAATTTTTTTATGATTATTGCTAATTTGCTATTAAATTTATTATTGTTACTATTGTTATTGTTAATAAATGTTAATGACTTATATATACTATTTAAATTGTTAATATTGCAATAAATCTCACAAAATCTAGATAATATTGGTCTGATAATTTTTGACTTATTTGCTGTAACAATAAAAAATTTTGTGTTACTATATATTTCTATTGATCTTCGAAGTGCAGATTGAGCATCTAATGTTAAACTATCAGCATTTAATAAGACAATGGATTTAAAATTAGTTATATTTTTATTAATTATTGTATTTGCAAAAAATCTTAAATTATCCCTTATAAATTTTATATTTCCTTTTCCTAAACTACAGTTCAATATGAGTGTATTATTTTCAATATTTTTATAATTTTTATAAATATATAATAATAATTGTTCTAATAATGTCTTTTTACCTATTAAATTGTTTCCATATAATAATAAATTTGGTAAATTATTTTTATCGTGTAGCTCTTTCAACTTTTGTAACATTATTTAAAAGTAAAAAAAAATATTTAAATTAAAATATTATTTACATAATAAATACATACATATATATTCTATTATATTATAATATGTTTCATATATGTTATATAATTTTTTTTTTATGCAATCTAAGTAAATTGTCACATAAAATATTTGATAAAGATACTAATAAAATTATTAGTGTTATTGACGATAATTTAATACATAATTATCATAGCAATAATCTTAATATTTTTTATGAAAAACGTATTAAATCAAATAAGCGTATTATTTCAAAACTACAAAAATTTAAAATTCCATATGATATATATGGACTAAGAATTATTTATAATGACAACGCCGACTACTATAATACCAAAATTGCTTATATTATTAAAAATATTATCTATGAAAATTTTTATACATTAAATTTTATTAGTGATGATTATATCAAAAAACCAAAGAAAAATAATTACCAAAGCTTGCATCTCTATGTTTTGTCTAATTTATTAATAGAAATTCAAATAAGAAATACTAATATGCATAATATATCTATAAATGGGTCAGCATCGGATTATTATTAAATTAAATTAAATTAAATTAAATTGCACAAGTCTTATAAATTATGGTTCTACTGGAACTATTACATATTAGATTTTTAAATAATTAACTTTAACCAACTAACATTTAACAAAATATATATAATTTTTTATGAAAAAAATATAATTTTTTATGAAAAAAATATAAAAAAATTATAAAATTATTAAAATATTTAAAATTTAAGCCACACTTGTGAGAGATTTAGTATAAGGGTTATTTTTAAATGCGCTTAATAATGATTCGTCCATTCTTGACGCATTATAGTTTACATCATAACTCTGCATACCATTTATTTCTCCCATAAATTCTCGCGATGGAATAATGCTTTGATTGTTATTGATTATGGGTTGTCTATTTTGTTGAAAAATAGCATCATTGCGAGAGGTTGTAGAATTATTATGATTATTAAATAAACTCATATTTCCTTGATTAGGACGCGACTCGTATGTTTTATTAACATTATTTTGCTGAGCATAAGCACTATTATAGGGTCTCAATCCTTGGACATTTGAATTGCCATTACCAATATATTCTTTATTTGTGCTTGTTCTTTGATTATTATAATTTTGATGGTCAGTTACCATATAAGCATTTCCACTATTATTTTGTCCTTGAACATTTACATAATTCAAATTTATTTTATTTGTTGTCATTTCTCTATTTGTCACTTTTGTTTTATCGTGTGAATTAAATAAGTGTCCGGTGGGTGTCAATCCGTTTACATTACCTGTTTCTCTCAAATTTCCTAGTACATTTTCTTTGCGTGTAGGTCTAAAAATGTCTAATATAGGAGCAATTGCTGCCTTTGCCATCCCATAAACTCCTCCAAATTCATTGCCCTCTTTAGAAGTTGAGCGATTATTATTTAATATATTATAACTTTGCGAACCATAATCATTCGGATTTGCGTAATTTGTTCCAGTAGCACTAGCATTACTTAATGGAAGCCCGGATAAGTTTTGCCGTTTTGATTCTTCAAATTCGGCATTAGTATATGAGGCTTGACCACTTTGCGCACTTGAGCCTGAACCAAAATATTCACGTGTTGTATCATTTCTATTTTCCATTGGAATTAATTGTGTGCTTCTTATTGGAGGTGCTTGTTCTACGCCTGTTGTTGTAAACCAACGTATGGGTCCTGACTCGTATGATTTATCTGGTAAATGTTTTTCAATAACACCTATTTTACTATTAGGTCCAGCCATTTTTATAGGATGTAAAGCAGGTCCTTGATGACCGTCTAAATCAAAAGTTGTTTTTGGTTTATTTTCAACACGCAAGTCATCTACTGATTTAGGCATCCATGACTCTCGCGCCATCATTCCAGAATTAAAACCTCCTCCGCCTTGTGTTCCGCCGCTATTAAAACCTTCTGCGTTTTGAGAACCATATCCCATATTAAGACCGGGACCAACACGCTGTGGTTCCCATAATGTTACATTAGACATTTTCATTGATTCGTTCATACGAGATTGAAAAAAATCACTGTTATTAGGAGTTCCATTTGGACGATGAGAATTTTCATCTGGTCTAAATAATGGGGCTATTTCAGATTTAGAAATTTGTTGGCTACCATTTCCTTGCTTTGAATCTAAAATAGACTCTGTTGAGTTTAAATCACCTGTGAAACCTCGCAATTTACCACCGTAATAATGTTGCATATTATTATGTCTGAATTCGTCTAAATTTGCTTGCTGTCCAGATAATAAATTTACTTGTGTATTTATAATAGGATTTACTTGTGCATTTGTAGTAGGATTGACTCGTGAATTTATTTCTTCTCTATAATTTGAGAAGTTTTCTGTTTGTCCAGACTCAGACCCTCCTGACAAAAATTCTCGTTTTTGAATTTTTTCTTGACTAGCACTATTTTTTATAGATGCCTTTTTTTCTTGCTCTGATAAAATATATATACTTCCTAATATAACAATAGGTATAGCTAAAGCTGCCATATAATTTAATATATTATAATATTAAATTATATATTTAATAATGTAATAATGTAATATTAGCAAGTTTCTAAATTAAATTGGATTATTGGATTAATAAAATTTAATTATTATCCATAGTTCTCTCATAATCTAGATTATTATTTAATTCAAAATAATCTTTATGAACAATTCTTGAACTAATATTGTTATGAAAAGGAATACATATATTTTCTTGGGGATTTAAATGTAAATATTTGAAATTATTAGGGACACTTAAAGTATCATTTTTTATATTAAAGTTGTTGATTTCTCTATATATCCATGATGGGTGAGTAGCACGAGATTGACTTGTAATTTCATTTTCGTAAGACGAATAACTATTTATATAATACTTATTATGGGTATTTAAATAGTCGGCATAATTATTTTCTTTAATGCTATCACGATTTAATTTTCTATGTAGAGAAAACAAATCGCTTTCTAAATCTGTTTTATTATTTGACAAATTAGCACCCCATTTTTGCGGTTTAACATATGGATCACTAAAATACAACGGATTTGTTCCATTTCCCGGAACATTAATATTATAATTTCCAATATTTGTGGATTCTTCTAAATATTTCTGTATTCTACATGGGTCATCGTGAAATCTAGTAAATGCCATTTATATTAATATTATAATATTAATATAAATAATATCTTTTCTTAATTTACAAATATGGAATATATTCCATGCTATTATTATCATAAATAGTTACTCTAAATGTATCTGAATAACCTTCTACAAATACAGTATCTCCGTTATATAAATTATCACAACCTTGCGATGAAGTGCAACTTTTATTTTTAAAACTAATAGGCAATTTAATCATTCCATTTTTATCGTTCATAGTGTAAAAATTCCACTTGTCCCTATTTGAAAATAGAGGTCTCCCCATTAAAGGTAATATTGTTTCTTGACCATTTATGCGTGTTAGTATGCCAATTTGTCTATATGAGCTATTAAATGATTGAGTTGGCACATTTATTGGTATTTTTGGTCCATTGTAATTAGAATTGTTAAAAATTCTATCATCACGAAGAGGGGCGCTATATGGATTTAACAAAACATCATTTTCTCTATTATTATGAGAATTTCCTAAAAATGGTATTAGATCATATGAATTATTATAGTTATTATGACTATTATGACTATTACACATAGTGCAAGATATTTTATTACATCCACAATTATGTCTTTTAGTTACATTTTGATTATATTTAACATTCATAAAATATAATATTGCTATTATTAACAATCCAAAAAATAATAAAGTATAATTTTCAATACATAATATACCGGGAGGGCATTTTTTTGCCATATTAATCTTTATAATAAATAAATATAATAAGTAAATAAATAAGTAAATAAAATAAGTAACTAAATAAAATAAGTATTATTTCTGCTTATTATTACAATCTATAAAATTTTGGCGGTACAAGATCTTTATGTCCTCGTAGTATATCATCAATTCTAGATTGTGTACTACTTTTTTTATCATTCGAGTTAAATGCAGCACCAGCACCTGATATATTAATTCCTGCTTCTTGTAGTTTATTTATAATATAACTTTTACATGGATTGGGAGGTGGTTTATTACTTTTAAAATCTTTTTTTAAGTTCTCTCCTTTCTTATCTGCTTTATCTTCTACAGTTGACATTAGTGAAGAAAAATCATTACCTTCTATTATTACGTTATTGTTAATAATAGTATCTATATTAAATATTCTAAAAATAATTAGCATAATAAATCCTAGAAAGTAGGTAAAATTTTTATAATGACTATAGAATAATGTAAAAAATATGATATACAATAGCAACATCGTATAATTTTTATTAAGTAAATAACTAAATAATCTATAAAATGTATAGAAAATTATAGCATAAAATGCAATAGTATAATTCCAGTATTTAAAGTTGTGCAATTTATTATTTACTATATATATTATATTTGGTTGCATATTACTATAGCACTATATAATTTATAATGTAAAATTTATAAATTATAAATTATAAATTATAAATTATAAATTATATATCATATATTAAACTAGCTTATTACTCCGTTTTCATTTCTGATAATGTTTTTGTCGCACTACTAAACATACTTGTTAATTTAGACAAATCTAAATTGCCTATTGAACTCATAGCATCATTCAACGCTGGAGTCATAGTTTTCAATTGTTTAATTAATTCATTTTGTTGCTTAATAAGATCTTTTGTATCGGTTGATATAGATTGTATATTTTCTTTTCCCATAATTTTCTCTAAATTATCGTATGCTTGTTCCATTTCTGTTGCTTTTCCTACTTGCTTTTGCATTTGCTCTTTATTTGGAATATTATTAAATAATGCTGGTGTTAATTGTGATAAACCTTCTGTTTCTTGTGTTTCTTGTGTTTCTTGTGTTTCTTGTGTTTTTCCTGTTGCTTTTGTTTCAAAATTTTGCACTATATTTTTTGAAGCTGGTTTGCTTTTTGGAATGCTATTGCCCGAAGAATCACTATTGCCTTCCATTCCTTCTTGATATACAAATAAACCTCTTGACATAGTTGCTATGCTTGTAACTAAAACTGCAGCTCCAAGAACAATAGTCATATTTTTTGTAAAATTATACGCCAGTGCTCCTACTAAAAAAAATAATAAAATAGCAGTTAATTCGGATGTCATTATATATCCTAATAATACTATTAAAGCTATTATTGCAACAACATATAAAGTTATTTTATTATTTACTAATTTGTTAAACATTGTATTAGCATTTTTCTTTTTCATTGTTTTATATAATATAATAAAAGAATAATTTTTATAAAACTTACTAATTTTATAAATATTACTTTATTAAGTCATTCAACAAAATGATTTCTTTATCTAGTTTTTTAATTTCATCTAATATTTGTTTAATATGTATTTTTTTATCTTTTTTTTCTAAACTATTCAAATAATCTAAAAGTTTTAAGAGTGCTTCGTTTTGCTTATTTTTTAAAATTATCATGTATTGGATTTGTTGCTTTCTCTCATTTAATATTTTTTCAAGAGTTTTTCTTTTAGATTCATCATAATTAGGCACAATGTGCTTTAATTTTTTATATTCATTAATAGTTGCTGCTTTATTTCTTATAACTTGTGTAATTACCTCTCTTATTTTGTTATCATATATAGCTATATTTTCTCCTAAACTTTTTGTCATCTTAATTATATTATAATATATTATAATATAATATACTATATATGTATATATTATTTCACGCATATAATTGCGTATTTGATAACCCTAATCTCTCTTGTTGAGTTAAAATATTATCTCTCTCCGTATGACCACAATTATGTTCCCATTCGCAAAAAACATAGTCAGTTCGTATATTACTTATATCTACCATTTTTGTTCTAGAGTTCCAATTATACCTAATATCATAAAGTGGTTCGCATTTATTAGCACTTGGATTAATCTTACAATTTGAACAGTTATTTGAGGTTATAAAAGTTTCTAGATTATTATTATAAAAATATAACACATAAATACTTGAAATTAAGACAAATCCTAAAACAAAAATTTTGAACATTTTTTTAAAATCTCCATTGTTTTTCATAGTTTATTATTTTATATTCTATATTATAGTAATATTTTTATAAATTTTTATATAATAAAAAAAAGCAAATACCTAATATTTAGAAGTTTAAAGTATAGTATTTTAAATATTTCATATTTATATATAAATATGGCTGAAATAATTGAAACACAATTTCATAGAATTAATAGTATATTAGAACCATTAATAAAAAGCAAACTAGCACGAGATAAAATACTTGAAGAAGCACTAAAAAGACAAGAAGAAATCAAAAATTTTACAGAAAAAACAGCAGCCACAAAAATAAGTAATGCCTATAAATCATATAAATCATATAAATCTATAAAAGTTATAAAAAATAAAGCAGCCACTTCAATAGCGCAATCCTACAAATCTAAACTTCAACTAGTTGAGGAAAATAAATCCATTTCCGATGCTTTATGTGAACTTAGTTCAACGCAAAATGTATATAGAACAAATATAAATGAAATATTAACAAGACGTGGAACACCCAAAAAACTAAGTAATTTATATTTTTACTTTTGTAAATTTGGAAAGAAAATATTAGGTTATTCAGATAATGCAGAATTACGTTCAGAATTACGTTCTATAATAACTAGAATAGTTGCTTGTGTATTTGTAAATACAAGTTTTGCTTCAACAAACTTATCTGCTATAATATTTAAACAATCTAAATTTGTAAATGTGAAAAAAAATAATCCAATATTAGCACGATCCCCATTTCGTCAAACAACAAAAACTAAATATAATATTGCTAAAGATGAATTAATTTTTGATAATGTAAATTTAATTAAATCTCTATTTATAGATTGTGAGTTTTATGAAGTTCATTTTGGACCTAATATATTTTTTGATCATACTAATGTCGAAATTGATAATATATTACCTACATTTAAAAATTGTAATTTTACTGGTGGTTCAATTACTCACGATAGAAGTTATGGTCCTGCATATAAACATAAAAATCAACAACTTAGCAAATATGATATGAAATTTTATACTTTGTTTGATTTAGATAAATTGCTTGCTAGTGATAAACATTTAATGATAAAACCAGATGGTTCATTAATGACCCGACTTGAAGAAACATCACATCCTGCTGAAATTGTTTTTGAAGATTGTAAATTTACAAAAACAGGTATAAATAATTATAAACTTAATATGCCAGGTAATAGAAATATTATGTTTACAAATTGTGTTTTTAATTCAAATATGTTTGTAAAAGAAAATTTTAATCGTTATCATTTTTGCAAATGCTCTTTTAATAATGTTTCATTTATTGAATGTTCGTTTGCTTATAGTTATTTTGAAGAATGCACTTTTAACGCTACATTATTTAGAAAAGTATCATTTACTAGAGGGGGAGCTATAAGATTTACCAAATGTAAATTATATGATTGTAAATTTATACTAGTAACTTTTAATCATATAGGTTATAAACACAAAATAGTATTTGATAGTAATAATATTATTAATAAATGTATTTTCCAAAATTGTAATCTATTCAGTTTTAAATTCAATAATGATTCACTATATAATATTCGCGATACCAAACTTCTAAATATGAAACAAAGTGAGTTTATAAAATGTGATTTATATAGTGTTAATTTTAGTAATTGCGATTTAGAAGGAAGTAAATTTGAACCACGACTAGATGGCAATGGTAATGCCCTTATTAATATGATTAATTGGTTTGGAAACATGTTTCTTGTATTTGATATTTTGCCTTATGGAGAAAATAAAACTCGTGAGTTTGAAGTATTGTGTAATGTTAATAATCCAAATGGATTTAATCTTTTTTTAGAAGAATTCCAAGGTCATAAACTTGCTATTAAAAAATCTGCTTCAAGATTATCTAATTACTTTGCTCTTATGGAATATAGCGATTATGTTGCTTTAAATATTGATGTTAGAAACTTTAAAAAATCCGAATATAATATAAATCCATATGATTATTTTACAATAACTGATGGCACAACACAAGAGGTTTTTTATATTATTATTGTTCCAGAAACATACATGTATAATAGTAATATTATAAATTGTAATTTTTTTCAAGTCGAGGGATTTGAAACCTTTGATTTTACTCAAGTAAAACAAAACGCAGAAGGCAAACCAGATATAACTGCGTGCAATTTCACAGGTGTAATTTTATTAAATGCTAACTTTAATGGTTGTAAAATGCTTGGAACAGTTTTTGATGTTGCCGACGTGACAGGGGTAGATTTTAGAAATGCAGTTGTAAATGAAAATACTTCATTTGGAAATACGCTTAATACAGACCAAGTATTAGGACAAATTCAAAGAGATGATGGATCAGTATATATAGAAGGAACTTTGAATTTAAGTACAGGACGCGAATTTCAATTTTCACAAATGCAGCAGCGCGCAAATGAAACTCATGCACGTATTGCGTTTATTATTGAAAATAAAGAAAAATTATTTGAAGCACTTGAAAGCATGGGCATTCCAATTGATGATGTTAATTTTAAAGAAAATATGAAGGAATTTTTAGTAGCAAGTCATGGAGACAAAAGAGAATATGTTGATTATGTAGTTGTTAGTGATGAAAAAACCGATGAAACTATTGTTGATTTTTTAAATCATTTAATAGTTATTTATAATAAAATATTAACCAGTCGAGCAGATTTACCAGACGATGAAGACAAAGAATATATTAAATACTATTTTCCAATGGCATTAACAAATTATTTTTCATATAAATTAAAACTTGATGACACAGAAAAAAATGAATTATTTGATAATTTAACTAGAGCAGTTAGTCATGACTTTATGAACCATCTTGTTAAATTTAAAGCACATTTAAACGGTAATTGGTGTTTCTTGCAATTAGTAACTCAATCATTAAAATTGCTAGTTGCATGCACAGACTTATATATATATAATTTTCTGGAATATTATTTTAATGAGATTTTTAATGCTCATGCCCAAGGCTCGCCAAGTTGTCCTTTAGGTATGGTTGAACGCTGGATTACTATTCATTCACAAGTAATGGAAGCGTATTTGATGTTAATAAAAAAAAACACTAGTGAATTGCAAGAATTAGATAATGCAAAAATTAACAAACTCAGAAGTTATTCAAGAAACAATACTAAAGATCCAAAAATTACAAAAAAATATATTTTAGAATTTAATAATTCGGAAAGTGATGAAAAATTACATAATAAATATGTTTTTCATAAATTTATAAATATTTTAAAACCTCATTCATATTTACCAGAAAATTTAGAAGCCGATATTCAATTTGATTTAGATTATAATATTAGCATACCGATGACCAAAGAATGTAATAGACTTATAAAAAATAAAATAGATGATAGTTCCATAACTACATTACAAGAAATATATGAAGCCTATATTGATATAATGTGTAAGCTAATTATTGCTAATAATAAAATAACACAAGAACAAATTGATAAATTAGAAGCAGATACTAGACCTATAGTTAAAAAAGCATATACTGAGAAACGCGATGCTTTATATACAAAAATCAGAGAAGATGAAGCCAAAAAATATATAATAGTTTTGTGTATGATGGTTGATTTAAAATTTGATGAAAAATCGTTGGACTTTGAGAATTTAGCTAAAACAGAAGATAAATTAACAATGAAAGAGTTAGTCGATTATTATGATGAGCAAACAATGAGTGGAGGGAAAAGAAGAAATACAAGAAATATTAGAAAAACAAAAAAAATAAGAAAAATTAATAAACTTATTAAAGGAGGTCTCGCGCCTAGAATAACTTTATCACGTAAATCATCTAAATTGCTTAAATTATCTTCCTCGCCTAAATTATCTTCCTCGCCTAAATTATCTTCCTCACCTAAATTATCTTCCTCGCCTAAATTATCTTCCTCGCCTAAATTATCTTCCTCACCTAAATTATCTTCCTCGCCTAAATTATCTTCCTCACCTAAATTATACAATTTAATTGAACAACTAATAATAAATAACTTGAAATCATTAAGTTTAGAAGAATTCATAAATATAAATGTTATGCCTTTAGATGATAAATCTTTAGATGATAAACCTTTAGATGTATTTGATAATAATAGAACCTCTAATTCAATAACTAGAAAACGGGCTAAGTCAAATCCAAATCCATATACACAATCAAAACTAGGGAGGACTTTGTCTAAACGAAGCAAATCATTGGGATCTTTAATAAATTCTAATGACTCTTACTCTTCTAATTTTAATTATAATATTATTTATAGTTCTAGTCCTATTAGTCTTAAAAACGCAAATATTGAAAATAAATATTATATAGATTTTATAAGACAAAGACATAATAAAATAGGCAAAAATCATAAAAAAATATTAGATATTTTGGATTTAAATAGTACTAATAGTATCTTAAGATTAAAAGAGAAAGCAATTAACACACCTAAAAGATTAAGCGGAACATTAAAGAAAAAATCTATTAGTAAAAGTTATAGTCCCACAAGTATTGTGGCATCTTAAATAATCTATAAAAAATTGATAAAAAATATTTATTAAGTTTACTTTACTTAAGAAATATTACAATATTTTAATAATATGAAAAATCAAATAACATTCAATATTACATATATATTCAACTTAGCAGAGTTTAGTTTTGGAAATTTACCTTCACCAATGATTATTGAAATTTTTAAAGATGGACGTCCATTTTCACATTTTATAGAAAAATGGTTATCACTTAATTTTGATTTAATTCACATTGGAGGTTGTAAAGCATATGATTTTGTAGATGAAAATGATGAAAACATTAAATATGACCAAAAAACATTTACAACGCGAGGATGTAAATTTATGCCTTCAAATATGATTGGCGAAGGAAGAAAATTTGACAAAGAAATTTTTGAAACAAAAGCGCAAAAATTAAACTATATTATTGTTAGTAATGTTAATTTTCCGGAAATAAAAATTAAATTTGTTAAAGGAACAGATTTAATTAATACTTATCCGAATGGAGTTATTCCATCAAAGGACTTTATTAAATTCTTTAATTAATTCTTGCTTTCCTATAGATTTAGGACCGACTGTATTATTTGAATCATAAACAATTGATCTTAATAAGTCAAGATTTTTTTCTAAGTCATAAGCATTTGTAAATTTAATAAAATAATGCGATTGAGCACTTTTATTTGCGCTATTTATATCAATAGTTCCAGCATTAACTCCTACGCGACGAAATGAAATACTTGGATTATCTGTTTTTTCAACAAATACAAAATTATGTGGTTCTAATTTTGTAGAAACTTCTCTAGCATATGTTTTTTTTATCCATATTTGAAATATACATGGAACATCGTGCTCTTTAGTATTTACTAAGAACGATTTTTCTGGCAAATTTATTTCACAAAGTAAATGAAAATTTGGTGGAAATGTTTTTTTTAAACTATCTTTTTTAAAACTTTTTGGCAAAATAAATGATATGCTAGAACAAAAATGGCAAGATTTTTTTATAAATTTTATTGCTAAAGAAGATTGCCGACCAAATGGGGGATTACCTAATATATGTATTTTTTTATTAACGCTCGCGCTCGCATTATAAAGCAAATAATCTTGCTTAATAATTTCCTCGTGTTCAGGTTCTAAGTCATAAAATTCATAGTTGCATTTTAAAGATTTAATAGCATTAATAAAAGCGCCATTCCCAGCACTCGGTTCTATAATTAAATCGTCATTGTTTGGTGATATATGTTCTTTAAATAATTCTATAATATGATCTACTATTTCTTTTTTTGTATAAAATTTATCAATTACATCGCGCTTTAATCCTTTTGTTTGTTTTGTTTCCATAATATAAGTTATACTAGTTTTATTATTTTCAAAAATTTATGTCAATTTTTATTATTTTTAAAAATTGAATTAAATGCTATGACTAATAATTATATATATAATATTGAAGACATGGATTTAACCAAACTTTTAAGACAAGAACTCTTAGTAAAGTGTCAAGAACTTGGAATTACAAAATGCAAATCTAAAAATAAAAGTGAACTAATTGAACTGCTTGCTTCAAAACAACCAACTAATATTGAAGAATCTACATCAATATTATCAAATAAAGTTCCAATATATTCATTAAATGTATTGGATTTATTTTGCGGATGCGGTGGTATGACAAAAGGTTTGACAGATGCTGGTTTAAATGTAATTGCTGGAATAGACATTTGGGACAAAGCAATAGAAAATTATAATAAAAATTATCTTCATAAAGCGTATTGTGAAGACTTAACAAAGTTACCCCCTGAAAAGTTTAATAGCTTATATAATAAAGAAAATAAAACAATTGATATTTTAGTTGGAGGTCCGCCATGTCAAAGTTTTAGCATTGCTGGAAAAAGAGATAAAAATGATCCAAGAAATGCATTATTTATGGAATATGTAAAATATCTTGATTATTTTAAACCAAAAGCTTTTATTATGGAAAATGTAATAGGTATGTTGTCAAAAAAAACAGAAAATGGTGAAAATGTAATTTCTATTATAATGGAAGAACTAACTAAAAACTATAATTGTATAATTAATAAGTTATATGCAAGTGATTTTGAAGTTCCACAAAATAGAAGACGAACTATTATTATAGGAATTAGAAAAGATTTAAATATTATTCCAAAAGAGCCAGAACCAATAATACAAGAGGTAAAAGATAGAATACCAGTTAAAACAATATTAATACCAAGAGAAAATATAGATAATAAATATTATTTAAGCGAAAAAGCATTATTAGGAATAGCAAATAAAAAAGGAGTAAGTAAAGAAAAAGGTTTTGGATTTGGAGCACAAATATTAGACTTTGATAAACCATCATATACTATTCCAGCAAGATATTGGAAAGATGGGTATGATGCTTTGGTTAAATATAATGATACAGAAATACGAAGGCTAACAATTATTGAACTTAAAAGAATACAAAGTTTTCCCGATAATTATATTATTGATGGTTCAAATAAAGATATTATAACACAAATAGGAAATGCTGTACCATGTAAATTAGCATATTATCTTGGTAAATATTTAATTAATACTCTTCAATAATTAACTCGTTCCAAAAAGATGCTGGTGCTCTAAAATGCGAATAGTTACGATTATTTCCATCATACATCCCACTATCAAATATAATCTTTTTATTTTTGATACATTCTATAAAATAGTCATAATTAAATGGACTACCAAAACATATTTTTTCATAAGTAGATCCAGTTTTTTTACATATAAAGAAACCCTTGTTATTAAATTTGTTGTTAATATGTGGTTTCATTTTTTCAGATTTCCATAAAACAATAATAATATTATCATTTTTTAAAAATATAGGAAAATTTTCTTTAATAGTGCGCGTATCATTTGAAAATGAGTAAATAATAACTATATCATTATTTTCATTTATTGTTAATATTTGTCCATTAGCATTCCATTTATTATATGTTGGAATACAACTACCAGACCAAGAATATCTATTGTTTTTAGATGGATTTGGATTTCCAAATATTTTAATAAATTCGCCTCTCTTCAAATCTATTTCATCATTCCAATTATTATAATGATTAATATTTGTTCGTTTATCTTTTTTTGAAAATGCGTATTCGCTAGCACTAAAATCACCTAATATAATTTTTGATGATGATTTTTTCATTTCGTAACCATAAAGATCTGGTTCATTTTTTGCATTATGCTTTATACCCATTTGTGTTTCTAACCAATGACCTTCTTTACCACAATGCTTGCCATTTTTACCATCCAATAATATATTAACTCCTTTAACATTTTGATTAAAAATTTCTACTATATGTTGTTTATTATTGCTGATTTGATCTTCTAAAGTTGTAGTCATATTATATTATTATATAGTAAAGTTAATACTTATTTGTTTAAGCAAATAAATATTAACTATCTTAAATTTCAATTTTTTTCTTATAGTAAGCACGAATTATATTGATTATTTACCATAATAAATTTAGTATTATGCGCTAACTCTTCTAAATTAGCACTATTAGTATATGTGCATGCACTTCTTAGTCCACCTAAATAATTTTCAATAGTATTTTTTAATGCACCTTTGTAAGCAACTTTGAGTTCGCGTCCTTCAGAACTTCTATAATTAGTATTACTATTTGCCGCATAATTGTTTTTCATAGCATAACTTGAACTCATACCATAAAACAATTTATGTTTATTGCCTGTTTTTTCATCAGTAACAATTTGTCCCGGATTCTCATCGTGTCCCGCAAATGCTCCCCCAATCATTACAAAGTCAGCACCAGCTCCAAACGCTTTTGCCAAATCACCAGGACATGTAATGCCACCATCACTTAAAATAAAAGCCTGGTTATGTTTATGTTGATCATATTCATAGTTTATTTCAAAATTAATGCGATTACTTTCTTTACATTCTTGAACGCATTCTAAAATACAACTAAGCTGTGGCATTCCTATTCCTGTCTGAATTCGGGTAGTACACGCACTACCACCACCAATACCTACTTTATGAATATCAATTTCTAAAGCATTTAATAACTCTATTCCCTCTGATGTGCATACATTACCTGCCAAAATAATCTTTTCAGGATATTCAATTCTTAATTTTTTACAAAAATCATTAAATTTAGAAATATAACCATTTGCTATATCAACACAAATGAATTTACATTCAAAATTATCCAAAATATGTATTAAATTGTTATAATCATCGCTACTTATTCCCGTGGAAACCATAAAAAAGTCAGGGTTTAATTTAGAATCACTGTTTTTTTTATTGTAATCTAGTAAATCTTGTAGTTTATGAAATTTATGAAGAGCAGTAATAATTTTATAAGTGCTTAATACTTTATATACATCCAATGTTCCAATACTTGTCATATTGGCTGCTACAATAGGAATACCCGTCCAAGTTTCTCCATTTTGAAAAACAATAGTTCTTTCTAAATTAACTTCTTTTCTGCTATTTAAATTAGATTTTTTAGGAAGAATTAATACATCTTTAAAATCAAGATATTTATCCATACTATCAAATTTATACATATAAATATTATCACTCATAATTTAATTATAATGTTATATAGTTATTTAATAATAATTATGTTTAAATGTTTTCAAAATATTATAATATGTTATATTAATATTGTTATATGAGTTTAGATTATCCTATATTCAATGACGATCCAATTTTTGGAAATAAATTAAAAAAAACTTCTTGTCCTGCAAAGAGCGATATATGTGGAAATCTTCCTGGTGTTTCAGTATTACCTAATTATATAATTCCAAAATGCAATGATGTTGACTTTAAATTTACATTGAATCCAGACGAATCTCCTAGTGGTTGTTGTGTAGTAGAAACAACTAATGATACTTGTAAAAAATACATTCCTAAATCTTCTAATGTTAGTAAAGAGGATTATGATATGGGCATCCAATTTTTAGATGAAACCGGAGAAAACCCAAGAAAAATATGTCATTCGGCACCTATTAGAAAAAGAGTAATAAAATTACCAGAATTTTTTTTTTCACTTCTAATAAGTTGTGTATCAATTATTGTGTTAGGTGTTATTGGTTGTTGTTATGAATTTTGGCTTGCATATGGAACAGAATTTAACGGATCTTGTAATTTAAAATATGAAAATAAATGCACTAACAAATCGATATCTTTAATAGATTATGGTTTTCCAAATTCACTAAACGACTATCCATATACTTGTTCAAGTAAGGATAAAATACCTTATCCTTATGCTTTTTTTGATTATTCAAAAAAACCACTTGAACCAATTATCAAGAAGGAAGTAGACAAATCTAAAAAAACACCTACTGATTATGAATTCGGAACCAGATTTTTCAACGTTTTTAAAGCACCTGTTAGGGCTTTTGGGTTAAATTTTTTATATACATTATTTTTCTCTAATTTATTTATAAATTATATATTAAAAGGATCATCTAAAGTTTATAACAATTGTATTCCTTTACTTAAAAATGTTATATTTTTATTATTATCAGGAATATTATTTATTGTTGCAGCCAATTCTACTGGAATAGAGCAATTGAACAGCGGCCCATTGTTAATATTGTCTTTTTTTATAATGTTAATATCAATTGCTATGGGTATTGTAATGTTTCTGACCAATTTTTTTTTATATTGGTCACCTAAGTTTTATAACGAGCATATTAAAATTAAAACTGAAAATCCTATAGATGAGCGCTATTCGTTATTTTATAATGTATTTTATGAAAACTCTGCTCCAATTAACATCATACTTAATGTATTATTATTCATACTTGCTTTAATATCATGGTCAATTGCTGTTTCTACTGGATTTGTTGGTGCTCTTGTGGGGTTATTATGGAAGATACTATCAGTAATATATAATATGTTTGCTATTCCATTATGGAATATTAGTTGTTTTTTGAAATTATTTAGTAGTCATGCAAAATTATTTGCAATATTAGTTTGTATTAGTGCGGCAATATCTTCAAATAATTTTTTAAACTCTCATATAACAGGACTAATGTGGGTATCAATAGCATTAATACTGTGTTATGAACTATTTAGAATGAAAACAGTAAAATAAACAAATAAGTAAATATAATATCATAAATAATATCATAAATAATATCATAAATAATATCATAAATAATATAAACAATATAAACAATAGCACATAATAATTATATTATTATGGGGAAAAAAAAATCAGGAAATAAAAAAGAACTGCCTTTTGTAAGTATATGCACTCCAACATTTAATAGGCGTCCGTTTTGGGAATATGCTATTAAATGTTTTAATCATCAAGATTATCCAAAAGATAAAATGGAATGGATTATTATTGATGATGGAACAGATAAAATTAAAGATTTAGTATGTAATATTAGTCAAGTTAAGTATTTTGAATATGATACAAAGATGCCTTTGGGAAAGAAAAGAAACTTAATGCACGAAAAATCTAAAGGGGACATTCTTGTATATATGGATGATGATGATTATTATCCACCAGAAAGAGTTTCCCACGCTGTAAATATGTTATTAACTCATCCGAATGCTTTATGTGCCGGTGCAAGTGAAATATACATTTGGTTTAAACATATTCAAAAAATGTTCCAATTTGGACCATATGGACCAAATCACGCTACAGCAGGAACATTTGCTTTTAGACGTGAAATGTTGCGCGAGCATAAATATGAAGAGCATGCTGCTTTAGCAGAAGAAAAAGCATTTTTAAAAAATTATAGTGTTCCTTTTGTTCAACTAGAACCAAAAAAAACAATATTAGTATTTTCACATATTCATAATACTTTTGATAAAAAAAAATTATTAGAGCATGGCGAAAATAATTTTCAAAAAACATCCTCACGAACAGTAGATGAGTTTATTAAGGACGAATCAATGAGAAAATTCTATATGGAAACAATAGACACTTTATTACAAAATTATGAACCTGGTAATCCTTCAAATAAACCAGATGTTATGAAACAAATAATTGAAATTGAAGAAGAGCGAAGAAAAATGATGGAACAAAATAATGGAAATGGTCAAATTATATTAAATCAAGATGGAAAAGAAATACCCTTAACTAATCAACAAATAGTTCAAATAATACAAAATCAACAACAGCAATTACAAAACTTAGAAAAAATATTACATGAAAAAGATAGTTTGATAAAAAATTTACTAACCGAATTAACAAATTGTAAAAATTAGAATAAAACAATAAAACAATAATAATTATATTATTATATTCAACATATATAATAATATATTATAATATTATGTTTATAACTGGATTATGTGGGCCAGCAGTACTTTATATAGGATTTTCATTGATACAAATATTTATAGATATTTATAATGGGATTATGAATGCTGCTTTTCTAAAATTTATAATTATGATAATATTTACATTAATAATAAATATACTATGTGATTTAGGATTTTCTGTTATTGCGTGGATTTTAGTATTTATACCAATAATTATGATGACTGTTATATCGACATTATTATTGCAGGTATTTGGTTTAGATCCTAAAAATAAAAATATTAACTCTAAAAAAATTACGAAAGATATTAATAATAGTGATTTAACAGAAACAGATATGGTAAAATCACAGCAGTTAAGTGATATAAATAATACTAGAATAGATAGAGATAAACTGCGACCCCAATTTTATGATAATGTAGATCGCTATTTTGGTTTATCATATAATGAAAAACACGCATATGATTTATCCAATAATCCTGTAAAATATAATATTGTTGATAATTTAATTAATAATTTTGGTGAATATGCATTTGTTAAAAATATAATTAATTCTGATTTATTTAATAAAATTTTTTCAAATGCTATTCGAAGCAATAGCAATTTATATAAAGATTATAATGAAATACGAAACTATTCTAATTTAGAAGAATTAAATTTAACTAATAGTTTTAATAGTTTTAATAATTTTAATCGCTCCAATAATAACAATTCTGAGTTAAAATATGACCATTTAAATTTAAACTCTTATAATATATATAAAACAAAAGCATATATTGATTCGTTGAGTAAATATGATGATAAATTTGTTTGTCCTTCAAATGAAACACCAATTACATATAAATCCAAAACTGGACTAGATTGTTATGAAATATGTCCGCCTGGTAAAATAAGAGATAGCGATGGTGAATGTAGAAGATAAAAAAACATAAAAAAACATAAAATTATATTTTATTTAATATTTTATAAAGTATTAAATAAAATATATTATAAAACATTATAAAATAAATTTATAAATACTATTATAATGTATAATTTAAATAATAATTGGTCGTGTTGGATACATTATCAAAATGACAATATTTGGACTCTTGATAGATATCAAAACATTACAACTTTAGTTACTTTAAAAGATGCTGTATTATTTATTGAAAATTTAGATGAAAATATCATAAAAAAAACTATGTTGTTTTTTATGAAAGATTCTATTTTACCATTGTGGGAATCTGAAGATAATATTAGTGGTGGATGTTTTTCATATAAAATAAGTAATATTAACATTGTAAATATTTTTAAAATTTTATTATATAAAATTATAGGTAATACTCTAAGTGATGATGAAAAAACATTAAATAATATAAATGGTATTTCTATTAGTCCGAAGAAAAATTTTTGTATTATTAAAATATGGATGCGTAATAAAGACAATATAACTAACTACGATTTTGCATCAAATAAAGACCCTTTTGCTATTCACACTATATTTAATATTGAAGAACAATTATGTGTTTTCAAAGAACATACATAAATAATGCTAATACTATTTAATTAAATGCTAATGCTATTTAATTAAATGCTAATGCTATTTAATTATTGGAAGAAGGCAATGATGATAAACATAATTTGATTTCACCTAATGAAGCAACATTATATTTTACTATTAATGGTCTGTTATTTTCTAAATATATTTCAATTTGATTACATAAGTTCGTACATTTTATAAAATATAAAAGATTTTTGAGAGAATATTCGCCTTGTATAATTTTATTATGTTGTTTATTAATTATTTGCATATTAGCATTATTTTCGCTTCGTCTTATTTCGGCTTTAGCAAATTGCCCAGAACATTTAAATATTAATTCATTTTCAACAGACTTGATTTCTATTTTTTCAGAAATATTTGCTAAGTCCCTAATTATTTTTTGGAAATCATTTGAAGGCATATTTATAACAGACGAAAATTTAACATCTGGAATTTCTAATTCATCTTGTTCCGGTTCTATTAGTTTTAATTTTTGTATTTTTGATTGCTTAATAGTTCCATTTTCAAATTTTAAACCTAATTCTGTAACTATTCCATCATTATAATCATCATTTTCGATATAAATAGTAAGCGTATCATCATTGTCTATTGTTGTAATTAATTTAAATAAATGAAGTATATTTACTCCAACTATAATTTTTTCCTGTTTGCATTCATAAAATTCAAAATTTTCAGCTTTTAAAAATAAATGAACCAAAATTGTGTGCGTTTTGTCCATATTAATAATTTTTATTCCACTTTTTGTAAATATTATATTTGTTTCTAATAATATGTCTTTTAAAGCAGCCATTAATATTCGAAAAGGGGCTATTTGAACTGTTTTAATAGTCATCACATTGTTGTTATCAAACTCTTTTGATAACATATTTTATATTTAGTTAAAAAACATATTAAATCTTTAAGTAAAAATTTAAAAGATAATATATTGAAATAGTAAACTAATTATTTATGCGATTTTTTAGATACTTCTCTCAAACTAAATTATTTTTTAATCTTTTATTAAGGAGAAATTATAATTATGTTCATCAAACTTTGCCTTCTAAATATTATTCTATTAAAACTATAAAACAATACTACTATGATAACAATATTTATTATGACTTATACAATGATATTTGTAAATGTAGTAACAATGAAGAATGTAGTTTAACTAGTTTTAGTGAGTCAACTAGTTTTAGCGAGTCAACTAGTTTTAGCGAGTCAACTAGTTTTAGCGAGTCAACTAGTTTTAGCAATTTAAAATACACTAAATATAATGATCTTACAGCAGAGCACATATTTCCTCAATCATTCACAAAACACTATAGCAAGGCAAATAAAGATATGCACAATATATATTTAACAAATTATTATACAAACAATTTGAGAAGTAATTATAAATTCTCTCACGCTATTAATGAAAACAATGCTACAAGAATCTATATTCCATGTAATTATTCTCGTGGAATAATTGCAAGAACACTTGCCTATATGAAATATACTTATCCTCTATTAAATCTCTCAAATGTTATAGATACAAACATAATTTTATTATGGAATGAGTTATATCCACCAACAGAACTTGAGTTTAAAAAAAATAATATTATATTTAACTATCAAGGCAATAAAAATATATTTATTGAAGATTATAAAATGCTCGCACAATTCATTAAGAATAATTTTAATTTATAACTAACTCAATAGGACAATGGTCAGATCCTTTTATTTGTAAAAGAATATTGCATTCTTTTACTTTTCCTAATTCCATAAAATTTGATGAACATATAAAATAATCTATCCCCCAACCATTTGTTAAACTTCTAGCACTTTTTAAGAAATTAGACCAATATGTAGATTTTGGTTCATTACTATGTAATGCTCTGTATATATCTCTCATATTGAGTGTTTCTAATAAGCATGAAAAGTCTCTTCTCTCATTATCAAAGAAACCAGCAACCTTGTTTTTCTTTTCTTTGGGTTTACATATGTCAAAATTTAAATGAGCAACATTTAGATCTCCACATATTATAATTTCTTTATTTATAAATTGTTCTTTAAGTTCTCCTATATATGTCATAAATTTGGCATTCCATTTTTCGCGAAAATAATAACGATCGCATTCTAATTTTTGAGAATTAGGAACATATAATGTTATTAATATAAAATCCTCAAATTCTAATGTCAAAATACGCCCCTCTTCATCCCATAATGGGTTTTTCATATTTGTAATAGGAGGAAGCGTAGACCAAATTGATACACCGGATAATCCTTTTCTTTGTGTTGTCCCTTTTGTAGAATTCCAATAACGATATAAATATTTGCTCTTAATTTTATCACTAAGTTCGACTTGCTCTTCTTGTGCTTTTGTTTCTTGAATACACAAAATACTTATATTATTTGCTTCATTTAATATAAATTCTTCAAAAATGGGTTTTTTTAACATAGCACGAATACCGGCAACATTATACGAAACAATTTTCATAGTGTTTAAAATAGTTTAATGCTGCATCAAAATAAATCAATTTTAATTAATTAATATATAAAAATTTCATATTAATTAATCTCCTAATTCCATAATTAAACACACCCCTAGGTTTGAATTACAATGAAAGAGATTTATAAATTATAAATAAGATAGTTATATTGAAAAATACAATAATAACTATAGTATTGATTGTAATAATTCTTTAAATTATTATTAATTATTATTTATGAATAATTTATTTATGAATACTTTAGTTATGAATACTCTTTAGTTATCAATAGTTATAAAAATAATGTTTAATTTTTTCTTCTTTTTCTTGTGCTTTCTCTCTTAACCCATCCAAATTTACCCTTTTTTGTGAAATAACCAGCCTTTTCCAAGCGTTTCTCACGTTTAGCTCGTGCATACACTTTTTTAGATACAACATGTCCGCGCTTATTAAACATTAAATGTGATTTTATTAAATTGCCTTTTGTTTTATAAGCAGTTCCATGCATTACTTGTGCACGCGAACCAATCAACATAGCATATTTTTGACCTTTAATATGGTACATTCCATCATCTGATTTCATATGTTTCTTAGTCATCGTTTTGTTTTATAAATTAACTTAAGAAAAAAATTTATTGCTAAATATTAATTTTAAGTACTAACCATAATTATTTTGTTATTCAACATAAAATTTTTTAAGATTAAAATTGATTAAAATTTATTAATATTTTTATATAAATATTACACATTAAATATACTATATGACTTCTAAAGAAGAACTCTCTAAAAAATATCAAAAAAAATCTGATAAACAACATGTTCTAGACAATCCAGACACATATATTGGTTCTATTGAAAATATTGACTGTAATGCTTATGTTTATGATGAAGACAGCAAAAAAATTATTGAGAAACAAATAACATATAACCCTGGTTTATATAAACTTTTTGACGAAGGGATTGTAAATTGTCGTGACCATTTTATTCGTATGCAACAATTAATTTCCTTAAATGGCGAAGACAAAAATTATCCAGTGACGAAAATTGATATTTCAATTGACGAAACCGGTGTTATTACTTTAACAAATGATGGTAATGGAATAGATGTCTCAGTCCACCCAGAATATAATATTTGGATTCCTGAATTAATTTTTGGACATCTTCGCACCTCAACAAATTACGATAAAGATGAAAAAAAGATTGTTGGAGGAAAAAACGGATTTGGATTTAAATTGGTTTTAATTTGGTCTAGTTGGGGCAAAATTGAAACTGTTGATGCTAAAACGGGACAAAAATATGTTCAAGAATTCAAAGATAATTTAAATATAATTGAAAAACCACAAATTACTAAATGTAAAAATAAACCATACACAAGTGTAAGTTTTAAACCAGACTATAAGCGTCTAAAGATTAATGGTTTAAGTCCAGATTTTATTGCTTTACTTAAAAGACGCGTTTATGATATTGCTGCAATAACAAATAAGTCTATTAAAGTCAAATACAATTCTAATAACATCGAAGTAAAAACTTTTATAAATTATATTGATTTATATATTGGTTCAAAAAGCGAAAAAGAGCGCATTTATGAAGAAGCAAATGAGCGATGGGAATATGCTGTTTGTTTAGCACCTAATGAAGAGTTTTGCCAAGTAAGTTTTGTAAATGGTATTTATACATCAAAAGGCGGTAAGCACGTTGAATATATTGTTAATCAAATTGTAAAAAAATTAACTGCCTATATTAAAGAAAAAAAACAAGTTGATGTGAAACCTGCATCTATTAAAGAACAACTTATGATTTTTGTTAATTGCACTATTGAAAATCCAGCATTTGATAGTCAAACAAAAGATTACTTAAACAATGCGGTTTCTAACTTCGGTTCAAGTTGTGAAGTTTCTGGCAAATTTATTGAAAAATTGGCAAAAATGGGGGTTATGAATGTCGCATGTAATTTGACAGAAGTTAAAGAAAACAAAGCTGCTAAAAAAACGGACGGAACAAAATGTAAGACTATTCGAAATATTCCAAAACTTGTAGATGCTAACTTTGCTGGAACTGCCAAATCCAAAGAATGTATGTTAATCTTGTGTGAAGGAGATTCAGCCAAATCTGGAATTATTTCCGGTCTTTCTAGGGAAGATAGAAATATTATTGGTGTATATCCAATGAAAGGCAAAATGTTTAATATTAGAGGAGAAAGTATTACTAAAATTGGCGAAAATAAAGAGATCACCGAAATCAAGCAAATTCTCGGTCTGGAACACGGTAAAACTTATACTTTACAAGATATTCATAGCAAACTTCGCTATGGAAAACTCATATTTATGACCGATCAAGACTTGGACGGAAGTCATATTAAAGGTTTAGTTATTAATATGATTGATAGCGAATGGAATTCATTAATTCAAATTCCAGAGTTTATTGGTTATATGAATACGCCTATTTTAAAAGCCACTAAAAATAAAGAAGTTATTGAATTTTACAATAATGGAGAATATGAACATTGGAAAAATAGTAATGATGTTTCAAAATGGGATGTTAAATACTATAAGGGTCTCGGCACAAGCACAAGCAAAGAATTTAAAGAATATTTTACTATTAAAAAAATTGTGAATTTTGTAAGTAATGCAACAAGTAGGGAAAAGATTGATATGGTGTTTAATAAAAAACGCGCAAATGACCGTAAGCAATGGCTTTCTAATTATGATCGTACTTCATATTTAAATACTTCTAAATCTTATGTGTCATATGATGAATTTATAGATAATGACATGATACACTTCTCTAAATATGATAATGAAAGGTCTATTCCTAATATATGTGATGGACTTAAACTATGCTTGCGAAAAATTGTTTATTCAGCATTCAAGAAAAAATTGTGCTCCGAAATTAAAGTAGCCCAATTCAGTGGTTATGTTTCTGAACACTCTGGTTATCATCACGGAGAAGCTAGTTTAAATGGGGCAATTATCGGATTGGCACAGAATTTTGTGGGTTCAAACAATATTAATTTGTTTATTCCACAAGGACAATTTGGAACACGTCTTCTCGGAGGTAAAGATGCTGCATCGGAAAGATATATTTACACTTATTTAAATCCTCTTACTCGCAAAATATTTCCTGAATTAGATGACCAGATTTTACATTATGTAGAAGATGATGGTTATATTGTTGAACCAATATATTATGTTCCAATTATTCCTATGATTCTTGTTAATGGAACAAAAGGTATTGGAACAGGCTTTAGCACTGATATTATGTGTTATAATCCACTTCAAATTATCAAATTTTTAGAAGCAAAGTTGAATAGCACAAGCATTACTGAAAAATTATTAATTGAACCTTATTATCACGGTTTTAAAGGTAAAATTTATCCTTGTGATGACACACACAAAAAATATATTATTAAAGGGTGTTATGAAATTTTGAGCAATGATAAAATTAGGATTACAGAATTGCCTATTGGAACTTGGACACAAGATTATAAAGAATTTTTAGAATCTATTTTGGATACTAAAACACTTAATAAAGGAAAAGTTGTAAAATCAGGCGAAGATATTATTAAAGATTTTAATGATATGTCTACTGATTTAAATGTTGACTTTGAGATTACATTTTATCCTGGAATAATGTCTAAATTACTATTGGAAAAACACGATTATAATATTGAGGGTATCGAAAAATATTTGAAACTTTATAGCATTCATTGTACTACAAATATGCATTTATTTAATGAAAAAGAACAATTACGCAAATTTGATAATGTATATGAAATAATCGATTCTTATTATACTATTCGTTATGAGTATTATATAAAACGAAAAGCGTTTATTATTACTAAACTAGAATCAGAACTTAAAGTGTTAAGTGCCAAGACTCGCTTTATTCAATATAACTTAGAGGACAAAATTGATTTGCGTAAAAAATCTAAATCGGAAATTTATAGTATATTAGGTAATTTAAAATTTGATTTAGGCGAAAGCGGAGATTATAACTATTTAGTTAAAATGCCAATGGATTCAGTATGTAAGGAAAATGCTGAAAAACTAATGAATGAATATGAAAATAAAAATGCAGAATTAGAAACTATTAAAACATGCTCAATTGAGCAAATGTGGTTAAAAGAACTAAAAGAGTTAAAAATTGCTTATACGGAATTTATAGAAGTAACCAATAAATTAGGAGAAAAGTCGGATAGTTCTAAAAAATCTAAGAAAAAATAAAATTCTCGTAAAATTTTAGTATAGTTTATTTAGGAGTAGTAAATTTTTTCTTTATTTATATTATAATAAATGCCAGACAAGATTTTGCTAAATATAGGAGGAATGAAATTTCATGCCACTCGTGCTACTCTGGAAAATAGTCAATTCTTCGGTTCACTGCTTGATAGTAGAGCGAAGACACACTTCGAAGTCTGATGGCAGCATTTTCATCGACAGGGACGGAACTCATTTCCGTCACATTCTCAATTATTTGCGCGACAAAACAGTTCCTGGTCTAAGTTTATCAGAACGCAAGCAATTGTTAGTAGAGGCGCGTTATTACAAGATTACAGGATTAATTGCGGAATTATAGGGACTAAGTAGAGTTCGGGGTATGGGTGTTCGCAGCAAAAAAACTACAAGACGTAGGCGCAAGAATTATAAGTAGTTTTATAATCTAATGACGCATTTATTATTGATTTCAAATAGTTAGTATTTTGTACTAAATATTTGAATTTTTAGATTATGATTTATTTTCTATTATGGTTTATTTTCTAATGCTTCAATTCTTGACATTAAACTATTTATAGTGGTTTCGTTTTTTAATATAGTTGTTTCTTGGGCATCAATTATTTGATGTAATTCTTTAATGGCAACTAATCCATATGTAAATAAAGAATTATAATTTACATTATATGGTTCTTGTTTTAATAAATTATTACTTGAATCATAAATATCTCCTCCACCAACCACAAAACTTAGGTCGCTTATTTGTAAAAGTTCTTGCGCAATTACTCCTGCTTCATAATTCCATATGTATCCATTTAAATCGCCATTATAGCTAGCATCTAACAAGACCTGGGTTTTTTGATAAAACTTTGGGCAAAGTTGGTCTATTACAGTTAGTCCATTGCTAATGTTAATTTCGTTATGCTTTAAACGATCATCAGAACTTACTGATACCATATTTGCTGTAAGAGTTATTGCGTTTAAATTTAAAAAAGTCCAATTACCTGCTTCATCAATACTATTAAAAGTGCTATCAAACACATTATAACTTGTTGGAGGACGACCTTTTAAGGACGAACTACTCATAAAACCTCCAACAATAGCAAATATTCCTAGTTCTGGAGACCAACAAATACTCCTTATAGTATATGCACCAGTAAAAAACGAACGCCAATCTGAACCATTATTTGACGTCAATATAGTTGCATTATTATAAGAAACCGCAACAAATATTCTAAGTTCACTAGACCAACAAACTAGCTGCCACTGGTCATCAGAGGGTATAAATACTGCTCTCCATGTTGTTCCGTTATTAGAAGTCATTACTTTATTAGTTCCATAAGCAGCAACAGCAACGAATAATCCTAGTTCTTTAGACCAACAAACACTAGACCACTGACTAATTAGATCTGAACCTACTGTTATCACATTCCATGTTGTTCCATTTGGCGAAATCATTACTCTATTTGATCCATTGTTAGCAACAGCAACAAATAACTTTAGTTCTGATGACCAACAAACACTACTCCAATTACCTGCGAAGGGAAGAGCAGTTACATTCCATATCATTCCATCATTAGAAGTCGCAACACTATTTGCGTTGTCAGAAACCGCAAGAAATATTCTAAGTTCTCGCGACCAGCAAATACCATGCTGCCATCCGTAGGTGCCCAGTGGTGTTGTTGACGCAACCCATGATGTTCCAGAACTAGAATACATTATTTGTCCATCATAAGAAATAGCAACAAATTTTCCTAGTTCTCGCGACCAACATACACCACGCCAACTAGTAATTGGTACACCTTCTGATACTCCAATCCAATTTATTCCATTGCTCGAAGTCATTACTCTATTACTTGTTCCACTCAAGGCAACAGAAACAAATATTCCTAGTTCAGGCGACCAACAGAGACCATAAAATGGATTATTATCAATTGTGTTCGTGTACTGCCTCCAAGTTTGAACTGCTTTAACTCCGCTTGAAGAAGGATTCAATGCTGGATAAGCATCTTTTGCCAATCCATAGTATCCATTAACCGCGCTCCAACTAATGTCTCCTCTAATTTCCTGATATAACCTATTTGTTGTGGTTATTATGTTATTACTTACATCAGCACTTACTTTAGATAAATTTGTTATATTTCCGCCACATATATTAAATATTAAGTTTCCACTTATACCAATATTTGAAACACTCAAATCGCGTATATATGCGTTTTTCCAATAGTTACTAGAAGATCCCAAATTGTATGTGTTGTTTGTTGAAGGAATAATATCATTACTAATACTTGAAATAACTACAGAAGATCCAGCACCGCCATAAGTTGCTCCATTTATTTTATTAGTACTTAAATCGTCGATAAATATAGTTCTCCACCTATTTGCCGAAGAACCTAAATTAGAATTAACATTAAGCATAGGTATTATGTTTCCACTTATAGAAATAGCATTGCTTACGCTAACATCTCTTATGTAAGCATTGCGCCAAATTTTGTCGCTAGTACCTAAACTTGCGCCATTATTTGTCAATGGACCAATGTTTGTGCTTACATCAATTGTGCTAGCACTTACATCTCTTATGTAAGCGTTCCCCCATAACTTACTAGGACGACCTAAACTTCCACCAAGATTAAACAATGGACCTATGTTTGTGCTTACATCAATTGTGCTAGCACTTAAATCACTCAAATAAGCATTGCGCCATAACTTAGTAGGAGCACCTAAACTTGAGCCAAGATTAAACAATGGACCAATGTTTGTACTTACATCAATGCTAGAAGCACTTAAATCAGTTATATAAGCATTGCGCCATAACCTAGTAGGAGCACCTAAACTTCCACTAAGACTGACTAATGGACCAATATTTACACTTACATCGATAGCAGCAACACTTAAATCGTTTAAGTAAGCATTGCGCCATAACTTATTAGGAGCACCTAAACTTCCACTATTATTTGTCAATGGACCTATGTTTGTGCTTACATCAATGCTAGAAGCACTTATATCTCTTATGTAAGCATTACGCCATAGTTTATTAGACGCTCCTAAACTTCCACTATTATTTGTCAATGGAACAAGATTTTCGCATACATCAATGTTAACAAGACTTAAATCGTTAATATAAGCATTGCGCCATTGTTTATTAGTATTTCCTAAACTTAAACTATTATTTATTAATGGAATAATATTAAGACTTACATCAATAGAACTTACACTTAAATCGTTTATGTAAGCGTTGCCCCATAACTTAGTAGGAGCACCTAAACTTCCACTGTTATAAAAAGGATTTACATTTACGCTAGCATCAATAGTAGAAACACTTAGATCGTTTATATATGCGTTGCTCCAGACTTTATTGGTGTTGCCTAAATTTAAATTATTATTTGTTAATGGATTTAAACTATTACTTACATCCATAGAACCCACGCTTAAATCTGTTAAATATGCGTTGCCCCATACTTTATTATAATCACCCAAACTTCCGGCGTTATTTGTTAATGGATTTACATTAGATACATCAATAGCACTAACGCTTAAATTGCGTATAAAAGCATTGCTCCATATTTTATTATTAGAACCTAAACTATAAGTATTACTAGTTTGTGGAATTATGGAATTTTTGAAATTTGGCAACTCAACTAGATCAGCAATATTAAATAACTCATTATTTATTCTCAAAGCACTACATTTAATTGTACCACTTACATCTATATCATATTCTGGACTAGATTTATGAACACCAATAAATCCTTGCTCAAGATCAAAACAAACAAGATTATTGTCAATAACGTTGTAATTACTCTCGTCTATTAACGCCGAAACAGTAGTAACTATATTATTTGACATAATACTCTATAGAAATAATATAATAAAAATTTTATATTAAAAATACTTGTTATATTAAAAACTATTAAAAACTATTAAAAACTATTAAAAATTATTAAAAATTATTAAAAATTATTAAAAATATTAATTACTTTATTTAAATTATGGTTTATTTTCTAATGCTTCTATTCTTGACATTAAATTATTTATACTTGACTCTTCATCTAATATAGTTATTTCCTGAACTTTCACTTTTGCATGTAATTCTTTAATAGCAGCCAACCCATATGTAAATAAAGAATTATAATTTACATTATATGGTTCTTGTTTTAATAAATTATTACTTGAATCATAAATATCTCCTCCACTAACTACAAAACTTATATCATTTATTTGTAAAAGTTCTTGCGCAATTATGCCTGCTTCATAATTCCATATGTATCCACTTAAATCGCCATTATAATGCGGACCTAACAAGACTTGGGTTTTTTGATAAAACTTTGGGCAAAGTTGGTCTATTACAGTTAGTCCATTGCTAATGTTAATTTCATTATGCTTTAAACGATCATCAGAAGTTACTGTTGATCCGTTTGCCCTAAGAGTTATTGCGTTTAAATTTAAAAAATTCCAATTACCTGCTTCATCAATACTATTAAAAGTGCTATCAAACACATTATAACTTGTTGGAGGACGACCTTTTAAGGAGGAAGTTAATACATAACCATTTGTTGATGGAGAAACAAATATTCCAAGTTCCGGAGACCAACAACTACATCGATAACCTGTGCCTGTAGAAGTCCTTGTAGTCCAATTTATACCATTACTAGAAGTTGCAATTGTTCCACTATTAGAAGTAGAAAAAAATAATCCAAGTTGTGGAGACCAAGATAGAGACGTCTCACTGCTATTCGGTGGGCCACTAGTATAAATATTCCAATTAATTCCATTATTTGAAGTCATTACCCTACCTGAATTTGCTATTGATACAAATATTCCAAGTTGGGGGGACCAACATAGACCTTTCCAACTATAATTAAAAAGAGCATCAGTTAGCATTGTCCAATTTATTCCATCACTAGAGGTCATAGCATAGTTTGCGGTTGACCCTGAACTAACAGCAACAAATAATCTAAGTTCTGGTGACCAGACAACACTAGTCCAGTCTGATTGAGGTATATTAGTACCACGTGTCCAATCTAATCCATTTCTGGAAGTCATTACTCTATTATTTGTTCCAACTAAACCAACAGCAACAAATATTCCTAGTTCTGCTGCCCAACAAACACTATACCAAGATGCATTACTAAATGTTGTTCCTTGTGTCCAATTTATTCCATTGGTAGATGTCATTGCATACCCATCCCAGAAAACGGCAACAAATAATCTAAGTTGCGGAGACCAACAAATAGAACCCTTACTTGCTCCACTCGCGACACTACTAGTGGTCCAATTTACTCCATTACTAGATGTCATTATACCAATACCAGTAAAAGAACCAACAACAAATATTCCAAGTTCTGGCGACCAACAAATAGCATTCCATGCTGCACTACCATTTGTACCTATGTCTCTTGTTGTCAAAGTTATAACTGCTTTAACTCCACTTGAATAAGGATTTAATGCTGGATAAGCATCTTTTGCCAATCCATAGTATCCATTAACTGCGCTCCAACTAATGTCTCCGCTAATTTCCTGATAAATTCTATGTGTTGTGGTTATTATGTTATTACTTACATCAGCACTTACTTTAGATAAATTTGTTATATTTCCGCCACATATATTAAATATTAAGTTTCCACTTATACTTATAGGATTTGATAAACTCAAATCGCGTATATATGCGTTTTTCCAATAGTTACTAGAAGACCCCAAATTGTATGTGTTGTTTGTAGAAGGAATAATATCACTGCTTATACTTGAAATAACTACAGTTGATGTTGCTGTATAAGTTGCTCCGTTTATTTTATTAATGCTTAAATCATCGGTAAATATAGTTGACCACCTATTTGCCAAAGAACCTAAATTAGAATTAACATTAAGCACCGGTATTATGTCTCCACTTATAGAAACAGCATTGCTTACACTTACATCTCTTATATAAGCGTTTCCCCAAATTTTGCTAGGACCACCTAAACTTCCACTATTGTTTGTTAATGGACCAACGTTAGTGCTTACATCAATGGTGCTAGTACTTACATCATTTATGTAAGCGTTGCGCCATAACTTACTAGGACCACCTAAACTTCCGCTATTATTTGTCAATGGACCAATGTTTGTGCTTACATCAATTGTGCTAGCACTTAAATCACTTATATAAGCATTGCGCCATAACTTAGTAGGAGCACCTAAACTTGCACCAAGATTAAACAATGGGCCAACATTTACACTTACATCAATGCTAGAAGCACTTATATCATTTAAATATGCGTTGCGCCATAGTTTAGCAGGAGCACCTAAACTTCCAGAAAGATTTAATAATGGAATAATATTTCCACTTACATCAATAGCAGCAACACTTAAATCACTTATATAAGCATTGCGCCATAACTTATTAGGAGCACCTAAACTTCCGCTATTATTTATCAATGGACCAAGATTAACACTTACATCAATAAAACTCGTGCTTAAATCGTTTAAATAAGCATTGCGCCATAACTTATTAGGAGCTCCTAAACTTCCACTAATATTAAATAACGGAACAATGTTTGTGCATACATCAATGTTAACAACACTTAAATCGTTTATATAAGCATTGCGCCATAACTTAGTAGGAGCACCTAAACTTCCACTATTATTTATTAATGGATTTAAATTAGCACTTACATCAATAGAGCTTACACTTAAATC